ATGATCCGCTGCATCGTAGCCGGCGGCCGCGACTTCGATGACTGGCCGCTGATGAAACGCAAGCTCGACGCGATATTCGCCAACCAGGAGATGGTCGAGATCGTGAGCGGTGGGGCGGCCGGTGCTGACTCTCTGGGTGAACGATATGCCGAGGAGCGGAGCTGGCCGATACGGCGTTTCCCTGCCGATTGGCAGAACCTGGGTCAGCGGGCCGGGCCGCTCCGCAACGCGCAGATGGCCGCCTATGCCACGCACCTGGTCGCGTTCCCGGGAGGGAAGGGCACTGCTGACATGCTGAGGCAGGCCCGGGAACGCGGGTTAACGATTCGGCAGATCCGACGCAGCTCCTCGACCACCTAGGACGACCTTGGGTGTAAGCAAGTTGTACAAAGCTACACATTCTCTGCTAGCGTTGTAACAACTAGATAATTAAACCCTATAACCAGAAAAGTCGCACAATAATGCGAAGCAGGGAGGGGGTATGAAAAACTCATGCGAGCCAGACTATTACCGCGCTTTTGAGGCGCTCCTCGCCGGAAACTCCCAGCCTATGAACGCCTACTTCCAAAACAGGCGGAAGTTTCACGAAATAGAAGGTTGCTTAGACCAAAAGCAGCTAATGGAATTGGAGCCGCAGGTTCTGGCGCAAGACCAGCACCATTAGCGTGACGCGACATGCCGTCCCTGGCGACGACGCCCGTCCTTGGGCGACGTATGCTGTGGGCATCACGCCTTCCAACATAGCCCGCCCTCAGCGGGCCGCTATCAGTGATCAACGCTTGAACGTATAGGAGATCGCCGTCACGCCCCCGCGATGATCCCGAACCGATCCGGGGGCGTGTACGTGATCGTGCCGCCCTGGCTATCATCGACCTCTCGCGGTGCCCGGTCGTAAACGCTGTCGTACTTGGCCAGGCGATCAGGGTCGTCGAACACCTGGGCGTAGACGGCATTCGCCGTTCCTTCACCGACGTACTCAGCCTCGGCCAGCATCTCGACGCTGGACAGGCCACGCCACGCTTCGACCTGGTGCTCGCGCAGCCGCACATAGGTCATAGCCGCGTCACCCTGTCGGATCAGCGGCGTGTGGGCCAGATTGACGATCTCCGGCGGCTCGATGGCCTCACCAGTGTCAGTCCGCTGCTTGAGGTACTCGGGGTGGTACATCTGGAGATCCTGCAGCAGAGCTGGGAAGTCCGGGATATAGAGAATCGCGTCGATCATTGCAGGGCCTCCAGATCAGCTTGGTCCATCATGAACGGGTAGTAATGCACCCGTCGGATATAGCCATTAATCACACCGGTGGCGCTCGTGTGCTGCGTTCCGAGCGTCATGCGCGTCACTTCCAGGTACTTATTGCTAATCGCACCGGGAGAACGTGAATTGGCCCCGTTGTCGATGGTCACGTGCATCGGTCCGGCTTCTTCGTAGCTCAAGGCGTACCGGGTCATACCAGGATGGAGGTCCAGGTTGTAGGAGTTCCCATTGAATGAATTGCCCTCTGGTGTCGTCACATAAATTTGCCCCTCCTTTGACAACACCATGCGCTCATTGCCTCGACCCGCCCCCAGGGTAAGGACGTTATCGCTTGAATCTCCTCCTGCCTTAACTGACATCTCCACGAAGACTGACGCTTGGCGACGATTCTGCCAGCCGTCAGCGAGGACCCGAATATTGTCGGACTGCCGTGTTTCGGTAGAGCCGTTCGTCCAAATCGGCGAGGTGGGAGCGTTTCGTACCTCTAGCTGCCCCCAATAAACATCGATACCGCTCGTGCCGTCGCCGGTGAAGGTCTTATTGCCGTTATCATCCATAACAAAGACATGGACCCACGATCCGTTGTCTGTAGCCGTACCCGCCACCTCGCACCGATACCACCCATCGGGCAACGGAATAATTCTGGCATAGGTGGTATCCGGCCCCGTCCAGGTGACCGACTCAGACCCGGCGTCAAATGTAGCCCCGACCGATCCACCGAAGCCATTCACCCTGATCTCGATCCGTTCATACCCCTGTGGCTTGAAGTGCAGGTAATACGAAATGTCAGCATTGGTGTTGTCAGGATTGTTGGGTTGGCGGACGTAGTGGTCAGCAGACACTGCGGTGGGGACGATCCTATCCGGGGCTGTGCCACTTTTACCTCCAGGGAAGACGTCTGCCCCACCTGGCCGGTCAACCTCGTTGTTGTTGACGCTCCAGTTGTTGCACTCAGGGATTTCGTTCGTGGACGTCGGCTCGTTGAGATGCCCAAGCGGCGCCCCGGTGTTCGGATCATACTCATACGCAAGTGTATCCGCCGGCACCTCAGTCAGGTTCCCTTGTGCGCCCCATACCCACTTCGACGAGCCTCGGTTGACCGACAGAATGCTGTATGGGTCGATGCCGTGCTCGAGGCGGCGGGCTCCCCGCATGTAGATCCGCTCTAGGAAATCGAGCATCAGCGACGGCACCGGCTTGTCGGTCTGCTGCTGGATCAGCCCGAGCAGCGCCGTCTCGCGGGCATCGATGGTGTTGGCGGTTTCTGCCTGGGCGGCTAGCAGATCGTTCGTGGCCTGGGCGATGTTGCCGCCGGAGTAGTTGCGAATCGCGTCAATGAGGGCAGTGGTTCGGGTACTCAGGTTGCTGATTTCATCCTGCAGGGCGGGATCGAGTTCTGCCATGGATTACACTCCGAAAAAGTCGATGGCATAGCGGACGTGACGACGCATATCGGCGAGCTGGCCGGATACATCCATCATTGCGTTGTTGAGCGCCAGCTTGGCGGCTTCGAAATCGCTGCGTGCATTGGTGAGCGCGTCCTGCTCGGCCTGCGCTTCGGCGGCGAGGTTTTGTAGCAGCGTGATGGCCTCGGCATCCGTCATAGGGCCTCCTACAAAAAAAAGCCGCCTCGAGGGCGGCTTGGTGAGTCGTTTAGATGCGGGATATCAGGGCGTCCATTTCACAACGCCGCGATTCGAAAATGAACGTGGCATTGTGCCCATCGGCATATCGCTGCGTGTAGCAATACGCGCGCAGCCGAAAGACAATGCGAAGGTTTCCGTCAGCTTCTTTCAATTTTATCGCTGCTGTAGTTGAAGTGTTTACACCTTCGGTTACAGAGGACACAGCATTGAACTCTCGGCTGCTATCTTCTTGGTGAACAATAACTGATCTTCTTACAAGATCACCACCATCATATATCAAAAGCTCCCCATCAAACTCAGCCCTTGCCACTGACCTATCAGAATCACTCAAGAACGTCCTGACGAAATATTGAAGATCAACATCAAGGTTTATGAATGCAGACGAAGAAGGACCTCTTCCATTCACTGTTTGATTTACATCAATCAAATTGATATATGTTTCAGCCGTATCACCATTATATGGAGCGCTGCTTGCATAGAAGCTGATACCGTCAGGCTGACTTCTCCACGGTATATTAGGTGCACTCCCGTCAGTTGTTGGCTGGCCCCATACATAATTGATGGAGTTGTTATCTCCATAGGATCCAGAGGTAACAAAGGAAGGGTTATAGTTATTAACCGTCAACCCTTCAACATTCACGTTACCGCTAAAATCCGACCCAGCGGGAGAAATGTTCACCGCCCTGTCACCGTTGGGTTTGAATATCTGAACCCCCGATGAGCTGACGCGAGTTACCCCGTTATCTGCCCTGCGGATCGAGGCATAGGCAAATCTAGCTTGTCCTGTTTCACCCCAAGGGGCACTGATATAGAGCCATGGAGTTGCATCAGCGGCATTAGCCGGCGCGGTCACCGTTTTGGATAACTCTTTCCAGTTGGCGTTGTTATCGATGACGCTTTCCCAGCCTACGACATTACCGTCTACATCTCTGAATCGCAGACCAATACCGGCAGGGCCATTCGCCCAATAGGCGTTACTGATGGTGTACAGGTTGAACTTATCACCGGGAGAACATGGGGTGACACTTCCTTCTTCAAACACCTGCCTATCAGTTAGCTCCAGGGCCCTCGTATATGGAACCGGGAACGATATTCCAGCAGGAGCAATACCAACAATTTGGGACTGTGCTTCTCGCCAGGTCCCGCGGTCTCCGTCCTCCCAGTTTCTCTTGGTAATCAATTCATCCGAACCACCGCCGACTTCCAGAGCATCACTGAGCTGGAGGTAGTCGGCTTTGATCCGGCCATCACTATCGACAACGAAGTTCCCACTGCCATCGGTGAGTTTGCCGAACGTCAACTGATCGATCAGGGCCTCTTTCAGCAGCAGGCGGCCGTTGTCGAAGATGAACGGCACATCCGCGGTGGCCGGGTCGTCGGGATCGACGATATACATCCGGTCCGCGATGACCCCGAACTCGGATTGCTGGCCGTCATTGTGCAGCCCGATCCCGGTCACGCGGCCGTTCACGTCGACACGCAACGTCCAGAGGGCATCGATCCGTTCCGCCTGGGCATCGATGTTCGCCTGGGCCGTCTGCTCGACCGAGGCGATGTCCTCGCCAAGCTGGGTCTGGACAGTTTCGATGTTGCTGGCGAGCGCATTGTCGCCATCGACCCGCGCCTGCTGTTCCTGAGCGACGGCTGCATCCAGGTCGTCGACACTCGCCTTGAGCTGGTCAGCACGGATAGCGAGCGCACTGTCCTCGTCGGTGCGCACTCGTTCTTCCGTGCGGATGCTCGCTCGACGATTGGCTGTCTCAGCGTTCAGCGCCTCGTAGATGATGGCATCGAGCTGATCGCCTTCCTGCTGCACACGCTGGAGAGCGGAAATCGCGGCTGACTGTTGCTGATTGTTGAGCGACACCTGTTCCAGGGTGCGGGCCTGCGCCTCGTCCTCGGTGGCGCGGACCTCCGCCTCCTCGATGATCGAGGACTCGGTATCGCCGACACGGGCATCCATGCTGGAAAGGTCCGACGCCAGGGCCTCGTCAGCGCTAGCGCGTGTCTGACGCTCGCTAGCGAGTCCAGCCTCGACATCATCGGCGCGAGCCTCCAACGAGCTGGCCCGACTGGCCAGGGCTTCGTCCTTATCGGCCCGTACTTGCTGCTCGGTGGTGAGGCCGGATTCGACGCCCCCTACGCGAGCATCTATGTCCTGGATGTCACTGGCCATGGCCGAATCGGCACTGGCGCGGGTCTGTTGCTCCTCTGTCAGTCCTGACTCGACGTCCCCGACCCGGGCATCCATGTTCTGGAGGTCGGAAGCCAGCGCGTCGTCGCCATCGATGCGGGCCTGCTGCTCCTGCTGGAGAGCCGCCGTAATTTCCTGAATCTCGCCGGCGACGCGCTTGACGCGTACCGCGTCGATAATAACGCCGAGCCCGGCACCGGAGGTGTCGCCCCAGATTCGCAGGATGTCACGCGAGCCACTGGCGCCTTCCGGCACGGTGTAGGTGAACTCGAACACGTTCCACGTCGAGTCCGGCGTGAAATGCTGCCAGCCGGAATTGCCAGCCCCATCGGTCGAGTAGGCGACAGCGAACTCGGCAGCCGCATTGGTATCGGGCTGTCGTGCTGCGATGCTGATCGCAATCTCGAAGCCCTCGAATGCCTCGGTTGCTCCGGCCGGGATGCGTACATAGACGGCATTGTCTGTGCCCCACGGGTTAGGGGAGGAATCCGCCGAGGTCACCAAGCCGGATTGCAGGCCGACGTAGACATTATCGGTCTCGGCGTTCAGCGTGGAGCCACCCGCGACCGTCCACTGATCGAAATCGCTGCCGCTCTCGAAGCCCGAAGCGAACTGCGGCAGGGCATCGACCTTGGCGCTCAGCTCGCCGATCTGCGACGCGAGCGCACTGTCCTCGTCGGCCCGAGCCTGCTGTTCCGTCGTCAGTGCTGCATCCAGATCGCCAACGCTCGCCTCGAGGCTGTCGGCACGCATGGCCAGGGCGGAGTCGCCGTCAATGCGAACACGCTCCTCGGTCCGAATCGATGCGCGACGGTTGGCGGTCTCGGCGTTCAGCGCCTCATACATGATGGCGTCGAGGGCATCGCCTTCCTGCTGCACACGCTGCAACTCACCAATGCGCAGATCATGCTTGTCGCTGGTGTCCTGCAGGCCCTCGAGGCGCGTGGCCACGAACTCATCCTCGGTCCGACGTGCCTCGACCTCCTCAACGATGGCGGTCTCCGCCTCGTCAAGCCGTTGGTCGAGGTCCGCATCGGCCGCCTCGAGATTGTTGCGGGTCGATTCCAGTGAGTTCTGGACACTGCTCACGCGACCATCGAGCCGGGCCGCCTCGTCGTCGAGATTGCCCTGGATGGTATCAGCCCGGTCATCCAGTCGCTCAGCCTCATCGGCCAGATCCTTCTGGGTCTGGGCAATCGAATCCTCGTTGATGCCGACCTGCTCGACCCGCTCGCGCAGCGCTGGATCGAGAACCCCCTCATGGATCTCGCCCGAGATATTGCTGATGATGGCTGACGGGTCGTTTTTCGTCGTCGCCTCGACGGTCGCAAACTCGGACACGCGGGCAACGGTCCATTGTCGGACGTAGTAGTAATAGGTGGTGTCCGGCATCAGGTCGGTATCGACCAGCACGGCGCCCACGCTCAGGCGTTGGGCGCTGGTCTCGACGTCGCCCAGGGCGAGCGGCGCCGACGAGCGCCAGAACTCATACTGGGCACCGGCATACAGACCATGCGGAATCAGTGTGATCGAGAAATTCCCGCGCTGGACCTCGATGGACTGCGGCACCTGCACGGCCTGGCCGGTGACTGTCAGCGTGGCGGTCTGCGACCACACGGACGCCATGGAGCCGTTGAGCGCCCGGAGTTGGATCTCGTAGTCCAGCTCCTCATCGACATCGCGGATCGTCAGGTTGCCGGAGGTGGTGAACGGCCCGGCATGCTCCCACTCATCGCTACCCACGACGCGATAGCGCGCCTCAACCTGGAGGTTCGGCAGCCCGACCTGAGTATTGAACGCATACGCCACGCGAATCAGCGTGGTGAATGAGCCGTCCTGGTTCTGCTGGGCCGCTGTCTCATCGCCGCGCACGCTGGTGATATGCGGCACCGGCGGACGCACGCGGTCCGGCGGGATCGGGTTGGTGATGCCCGGATCAAAGACCGGTGCCGTGGTGTAGTCGTAGATGTCCGGCGCGGCGTTGACCAGCGTCAGGTCAGCACCGAAGTCCTCGTTCGGCTCGATCCGGGTCACCTTGGCGTCGATGGACTCTTTGCCCATGACGCCATAGATCACCAAGTCGCCCGGCTCGACATCGATGCTGTCGACGGAGGTGAATGTATCGGTCTCGCCGATCTCGGCACCGGTGACCTGCGTCGCGATCAGCTTGGCCTTGCCAGCCGCATCATCGACACCACGAACGGAGATGCCATAGGCCCGCTGCTCGGTGTACTCCAGGCGCTCGTCGAGCACGATGGTCGTGCCGCTGACCGATTTCACCCGCGCAGAACCCAGGCCGACGAGGATGGCGTCGTACTGGTAAAGCACGCGGTTGCCGCGCACGATGGCCAGGTTCTCCCAGTCCATCGAGGCCTTGAATGTCTCGGGGCGCAGGATGGCTTGGCGCAGGTGGTAGTTACCGTGATTCCACGCTTCTTCGCTGGAGGCCACGCCCTGGAGCTGGAAGTCCTCGAAGCGAGTCGCGTTGCTCTCGTCGTAGCCGTCGCGATAAACAATGCGCTCGGCGTCGGACCAGGTGTCCGGGTCCACGTATTTGACGCGAATGCCGTGCGGCAGGTCTTTGTACTGGATGCTCGAGCTGAACCCGGACGCATTGCGCGGCGTGATCGCCTGCACGGTAGGCGTGTTGGAATCATCGAACACGATGCCGAACTTACCGTCACGGAACGCGAACGAGCCCTGGCCGGCGGCGGCAATCGAGCGAGCGCGATCCAGTACCGTTTCATCGCCGTCGTGGACGTGGTGGTACTCGAGGGGGGAAGCATGGGCGTCACAGAACGCCGCCCAGTTGACGATGTCCTCGAGGTGCAGCCGGTCGTCACCGATGGGGTTGCCGACCTGCTGCCCGGTCATCGCGTCGATGTAGGCCCAACCGGGGTTATTGGTCGCCTGCATCACCCAAGCAGACCCGTCCCACACGCGCAGCACAGCCTGGGTGCGGATACGGAGCTGATCGATCACACCATTGAGCTGGTCGGTGGCGCGGATGCGCAGCGCCATCAGCACATGGTTGCCGGTATAGGCCGGGCCGTCTTGAACCGAGCGCAGCACGGACCACTGGCAGTCGGTGTAGATCGCCTGGACGCCACCGTGGTACGACCGCACGCGGGTCACGCGCACGTCATACTGCCCCTTGGGCACGGCCCAGCGCTTATTGAGGCGCAGCGTATCCTTGGTGGGCCCTTTGATCAGCCAGGCATCATCCTGGACTGTCCACGCGCTTGTGCCAGCCTCGCGGTACTCGACCTTGAACTCGACCTGGGTGAGGCTATCGGTGCCGTTGTCGTTGACTGAGAAAAGCCCCTGTGTGCCCACCAAATCAATGCTGATCTCTTTCGTGCCCGGGGCCGTGGTGCGAGTTGCGCTGTTGCCATCCGGCACCCAGGTATCGGCCTGCGGGTCTCCCTGGGCATTCAGCGCGACACCGACCTGCTCCTCGGCGATGTCCGGCGTCATCAACGTGAGCTGATCGGACATGCCGATCTCCCACTCGACGTCCTCGTAATCGCCCAGGTTGGTCTCGCCGATGGTGATGGCATCGCCGACATTAGCGTCCTTGAGCACGCTGTAGCCGTCGCCCACGCGGTGGCCCGCCACCTCCAGCGGCCCATAGCCGAGCACCAGTAGCATGCGCAGGAACTGGTCATTGCCGGCGATCTCGGTAACCGGGTTCGCCGCCAATTTCGGATACCAGCGCGGGTTGCCGTAAACACGCGGCACGACGCCGTACTTGTCGATCTGGTTGCGCGTGCCGGTGATGGAGTTGCGGACGTTGGGGGACGTCGGGGATTTCTCGCTCGGCATCTCCGGCGGGATCAACGCGTTGACAGCCAGAGTGCCAGCCACAGTAACTGCTGCAGAGGTTGCCGCCGATGCCGCGGCAAAGGCTGCTGTTCCTTCGGTGAACCCCATTGCGGCCGCCGCTGCACCACCGGTATATGCAGACGCCACGGCAACCGCGATCATTGCGATAGCCCGACCGATACCGTCGTCCTCGGGCGTGCCGGTGATCAGCACCTGCGTATCGGCGGGCAGCGGCATGGCCCAGCGCTCACGCGGAATCACCTCACCGTCGATCTGCGCCCGCACGCTCTCCGGCATATCGCCCAGGACAGCAGATAGACTCGTGCCATCGGGAATCTCGGCGGTGTAGAGGTCAGTCCGTACCGGGCTCGGGCGGGCGACAATCGTGGTCATAGCGGTAGAATCCCTCGATGCGGGAGCGCCACTGGGCGGCGCGGTAACTCTCGATACAGGCGTCTTTATGCCGCGTGGTGTGCAGCATCAGGCCGGGGGCGATAACGAGGCCGATGTGATTGGGCTTGCCGTCGACGTTGAACATCACGACGTCGTAGGGCTCGGGGTCGGTAACCTCGCGCCACTCGGAGCGGGCGGCGACCATCAGTTGCGATGTCTCGTCGGTCAGTGTGTCGGCGTAGCCGGTGTGCAGGGGCAGCTCGATGCCAAGGCGGTCGGCGTAGACCAATCTCACCAGCGACCAACAGTCATGGCGCGGCCCTCGGCCTCCCGACTCGAACGGCAGGCCGATGTACTCGGTGACGTTGATCATCGGAATAGCCCAGGCGCGGTACCGGGATTGAGGATGTCCTGCGTCGCCGGCTCATTGAGGATGTCGAACGCGTGGCTGATCTGGAGCGATGCCGTCTCGGTGTCGATGTCAGCGCTCATCAGGTACATGCTCGGGATATGCATCTCGCGAGTGACGGTGCCGGCCTTCCATCGCACGACCTGAATATCGACGCCTGCCAGGCCCTGAATCCGGCGCAGCACCTCGGCCAGCCGGCGGTCCACGTTGCTCACCTTCACCGTGGCCACGGCCTCGCGCTCCTCGTCCTCGGCAGGTGGCGTGAACTTGAACGGGAACGCCTCGTAGAGCTGTCCGTCGCAAGTGATCGCCTCGGTGTTGTTCACCAAGCGCAGGGGCTCGGACAGACTCGGGTGGGTGAACGTCAGCAAAGCGAACACAGCGGCATCGGTGTTCTGCGCGAACATGTCACGCAGCCCCTCGGCGCTGATCTGGCGGATGGACATAGGGGCTCCAGAAACAAGAAGCCCCGCTCGAGGCGGGGCATGGATGGGTATTCAGATCGGGGCATCTGGTTGCAGGGAGAACAGTGATGGCAGATGATCGGTTCAGACTAGGCACTTGAAACATCCCGAAGACCACAAGGAAGACAAGCCATGAATCGAGCTTTACTGGGAGCCGGGCGCCTGGGGCTTCGTCACCTGGGCTGGATTACAGCAGGCCTGCTTATCAGCGGCTTCGTCGTGGCGGCGGATCAGCAAGCCTCCGATGAGGCCCGGGAGACGGTAGATGGACTGATTGCACAGGTAGAGCAACGTCTGTCCATTGCTCCTGATGTGGCCATGGCCAAATGGAACTCCGAGGCACCGATCAACGTGCCAGAGCGTGAGGCACAGATTCTGAAACGAGTGGTGGAAGAGGCGCAGCATCAGGGAGTTGACCACCAATTGGCTCGCGCCTTCTTCCAGGACCAGTTCGATGCTAGCAAGGCGGTCCAGAAGCAGTTGCATCAGCAGTGGCAGAAGGAATCGCAACCACCTTTCGACAATCCACCGAACCTGGCCAATGACATCCGTCCCCAACTAGATACTTTGACCCCTCAATTGATCCAGTCCCTATCCGAATTCCAGACGTTTGAGAGCGAATCAGCAGCACAACAGTATCTCGAGGAAAGTGCAGCCAGAGCTGTGGCGAATAATGAGTATGCCGAGGCACTGGAGATAGCACTGTCGTCACTGCGCGATGAGTGATGCGCGCCTTACGGCTGGATCTCGAGGGTCATGGAGAGGCGCCAATAGCTCGAACCGCTCCCGATAGGGGAGAGCTGATAGGGCTCGTCGCCGGTGATCATCACCGACTGGATGGTGTCCGTCCGCGGGTTCGGCCAGTCGAAGGGCAGGGCGCCGGCGCCGATGTCGGCATCGAACCAGGCTTCGAATGTGTCCGCTTGGACCTTGGTCAGGTTGTATGCCACCGGGATGGTGCGTGTGCTGGCTGTGGAGCGTCGCCGCGTCTTGGGCGGGCCGACGGCCATCTGAGAGCGAAGCACTTGGCTGGCCGGCGTCTCGGTATAGTCCGACGCCAGCGGTCGCTGAGGCAGCGATGCGGGCCATGTGGGCATGGTTCCTCCTTATCCGGTGGATTGGCGACGAGCGCCGAAGCGGCGCATAGGGCGGTCCATCTCGCCACTGGAAAACATGCCGTGGACGGTGCCCCTCACTTTCCGCTCGATGTAGAGATCGAGCTGGCGAGTGCCGTCGGATCGGCGAGATTCCTGCTGGGATACCTGGGCATCGCCATCGGTGTGGACGTTGACGACAACGCCGGGGTTGGCGGTCGCTCCAGATGACGGTCCGACATACCCGCCATTGGCATAGCCCTTGTTCAGCCGCTCGAGCATGGGGCGGACACCGGGGTTATCGACCACGGATTTCTTCACCACGAACTCACCGCCGTGAACGATACCCTTTGGCTCGTACTTGCCGCCGTCGCCGGTGTAGCCGCCTTCGGACATGCCGGGGTAGAGGCTTCCAACTGTCCCGCCGGTATAGGTTCCGCCGCCTCCGCCGCCACCCAGGAGGCCGTTAAACAAGCCGCCCCAACTGAATCCATCGAGGGCACCGGAAATGGCCGTCTCGGCAGGCTCAGTGATCGTTCGGCGAATAAGGATGCGCTGGATGTCTTCGAAGATGCCCTGGAGGACGCCGCGAAAGTTCTCGCCCTCTATAACGGCATCCTCGAAGGCTGAGGTGAACGTCAGGCCGAGTTCTCGGGCTGAATCGCTCACCTTGTCTATATCGGACGTGTTGCCATCGAAGCCGTAGGCCTCCTGCCAGGTCTTGTCACTGCGCATCGACTCGTTGAGACGTTCGTTGGCCTCGATGTAGCGCTCGATGGTGATCTTGCCCTGCATGAGGGCTGTCTGGAGCAGGATTTGATCCTGGCGGAAGTCGCGCTGGGCTTGCTGAACGGGGAACAGCCGATCCTGAAGGGAGCGAAGGCTGGCGTTGTACTTCTCAATGGCTCGCTGACGCTCACGGGCGGCTTTCTCGGCCTCGCGGGCGGCTTCTCGGGCGGCCTTTTCGTTGGCCTTGTAAGCCTCGGTGGATTCCACGACGCTCTGCCGCTCGTCCTGCCAGGCCTGAATGGCACCCTGAATCTCCTCGCGACGGTCCGCCGACTCGGTGCTGGCCAGCTCCTTACGGAGAGTGGCTATGTTCTCGTCGATCTCGGCGATGCGCTGCCTTTTGGTCTGCTGGGCCTCGAGCAGCTCGTCGATTTTCTTTTGATGCTCGTGCTGCTCACGAACAGCCTCGCTTTGGTGCTCCATTGCCAAAGCTCCAGCCTCAGCTGAAGCTTTCAGCCCCTGAAAGAATTCGAGTCGAGACTTGAGCCGATTTGTTTCGGCTGACGAATTCGCGTTCCCGGCGCCCACAGCTCCATAAGAAGCCGTCATGCTTTCGGCGTCAGCAATATCCCTCTGCAACTGAGCAATCTTTTGGTCGATAGTATCCTCACGACCGATGCCGAGCATGGCATCCCAGCCCTCCTTGGCCGCCGTCTTAATACTCTTCCATACGGACTCTAGAGTGCCCAGGTTTTCGGCGACGTCGGATGCTCGATCTCGCATTGTGTCGGCGAAAGCATTCATCGCGACACGCTGGGCTTCCATCTCGCGCCCACTCTCGGCCAGGGCGCGAATGTTTTCGTAGGTCTCGACGGTCAGGAAGTTGTACTGCTCGTTGAGCTCGGCAATGGCATCGACCGGATCATCGGCGATCTTGCCGAACTGCTCGATAGTCTTGTCGATGGCCTGGCCAGTGGCGTTCTCCATCAGGATGGCGGTGCGCGTCACCGTCTCGAACTGGCCAGCGGTGAACTTGCCGGACTTGACCACCTGGTTGAGCGCGGCGGCCGCACGGTTCTGTGTTGTGCTGGCCAGGTTGTCCATCTGAGCGGCCAACGTCATCAGTTCGTCGGTTGTGGCGCCGGATTGCTGCCCGGTCATGGTCAGCGTCTTGTTGAACTGCTGCGCTTCATCACGGCCTGACTCGAATGCCACGACAAAAGCGCCTACAGAGCCAGCCGCAATCGTCAGCGGGTTGATCAGGCCGGCAATGTATCCTGCCATACCGCGAAGGGCGGGTCCGACACCCCCAAAAACGTCTTTGATCTGACCGCCTTGCTGCAGGAAGACCTGCATCACCGGCTGCCCGGAGGCGAGCGACGTGAAGATGTCGGTGAATTGCATGGGCAATTGGCGCTGTGCCTGCTGCAGTTGCTTGGCAGACAGCCCGGCCCGGTTGTAGCTCCCGCGCACGCCATCCATCTGACGCCTGACGCGCTCCACGCTCTGCTCGTACCGCTCAGCCTGAACGGGCTGGAACAGACCTTTTTGCCCGCTGCGCACCTGATTCTGCACCTGCTGCATGCGCTGGAGAGCACCGCGAGTGCTGTTGACGTTGCGGGTCAACACGCTGGCCTGGCTGGCTTGCTGGTTCATAGCAGCCGACACGCCGCCGGTCGTCGCCGTGACCCGGACGCCGGCATCTTCCAGCGCCTGGAGGGCGCGGCGCACATCCTGAGCTTTCTGCTCGGCAGTGCGCGAGTCGATGACGATGCTGAGGCGGGATTCGGCCATGCTCAAACTCCAGGCACAAAAAAGGCCCGCCGAAGCGAGCCTGAAAACAAGAGACCCCGCTCAGTGGCGGGGCTGTAGTAGCAACAACTTATCTATCAATGCAATGCTTGTAGAAGGCATTGCCAAATTCTGTTTTCTGTTTTGCCTTGTATTCTTCGGACTGAGCGGCGGGCCTGTCATAGGCCATCTTCACCATGACCTGCGTAGTAGCGTCGTAGAAGCCCTGTTCCTTGGACAGATCAACCAGATCGCGCATCGGCATCCCTTCTTGGCGAAGTCCCATAATCACCTCTGCCGTCTCGGACTCAATGCTGCAGACCTCATGATCTGCAGCCATAACCGGCATACTCGCTAGCGCCATCACTGCCGCCCACTTCTTCATTTTGCCTCCTGGCCCTGCGTTTCCTGCCAGTTTGCCGCTTGGGAGGGCAGGGTGGAAGGGGAATGCGGTGCCAAGATTGGCCTGTATAGCATATTGCTATGCATAGCAGATTGATATACACTGCCCATATCAGGACAAGGAAGGGCTCATGCACATCATCACGCAGAAGCGCATTTGGGAAGCCAAAGAAGAATGGCCACAGACCGCTACCGCCCTGGACGCATGGTACCGGCTCATGAAGGCCAGCGAGCCCAAGGACTTCGCCGCGATGAAGAACATCTTCCCGGCAACCGACAAGGTCGGACGCCATCATGTCTTCGACATCGGCGGCAACAAGATCAGGTTGATCGCGGTCGTGCACTACCGCGCCAAGCGGGTCTACATCCGAGACATCCTCGATCACAGCGAGTACGACAAAGGCAAATGGAAGGAATGACCCATGAACGCCATTCTTGATCAAGCGGCAATGCACTGGGCGCACATCGCGCCCCTGCTCACCGAGCCCGAGAACGAAGCGGATTACGACGCCAAGGTCGAGGCTCTGGACGAGCTGCTCGACATGGTGGGTGACGATGAGGACCATCCGCTGGCAGGCCTGGCGGCTCGCCTGGGCGACATCATCGAAGCCTATGACGAAGAGCATCGCCCTATGCCGGGCGTCTCCAGTGTCGACGTGCTCCGCTACCTCATGGAGGAGCATGGCGTCACACAGAGCAACTTGCCCGAAGTCGGGGCCCAGCCCGTCGTGTCCGCCATCCTGGCTGGAAAGCGCTCCCTGAACTGGCGTCAGATCTGCGGGCTATCCGAACGGTTCGGCGTGCCAACCGACGCTTTCAAGGAGCCGCATCATGCTGACCATCATCATTGAGGCCATCCGAGCTGCAGTGGATGCCGTGGGCGACGCCATCGAAAGCTTGCTGGACGCTTTGCTCGATTGAGGCCTACTGCTCAAGCACAACGCTATCCATCCGCATGATGGCATAGATGAACTCGCGCTCCGGGATGGGCGGCGCGAATCGGTCCAGGTAAGGGCCGATCTCGTGCAGGGACAAGGGCAGCCGGCCCACCCCTCCCATCCCAGCGACCACTCGTCGCCCTCGCTCGATCAGGGTGAAAGCGTCCACCAGCATGGCGCTGAGACCGTCCAGTTCGGGCCGAGGGTTGTCGACCTTGATGAACTTGGAGATGGCCTCGAACTTCTCTTCCGACCCCCACTCGTTCTGCCACCGCAGCTCGGCTATGGCTTTTTTTCGGCGTCCTTGGCGAGCGAGTAGGCGTCATGCTGCATTTTCTGAGCCTTGCCGGACACCCACATAAAGAGCTCGATGTCCTTGCGGAGAAGCTCCTCGCCGATCTCGTGGTCGTAGGCTACTGCCTCGTCATCGAGCAGGAACTTGCCGTCTTCCCGCCCCTTGGTGCGGATGTCGAGCAGGATGTAGCGAGCCATCAGGCTGCATTGCGCCTCGAATTCGGTTTGCTCCTCACCCGACACCTCGGCCAGGTCTTCGGTAAAGCGAAGGTCGCCATCGTGTTCAGCCTTATCCAGCAGCCGGCGCATCTTCTCCTGGAAGACAGCTCGGAATCGGTTCATGCCGACGGTATAGCGGTCATTGTCCCAACGAGCGATGAGCATCTGGGTGTCATCGTCGTAATCGAACCACTTCGTCTCGTTGGCGTCGCCGCCGCGACCCTTACGTGAAAGCGCCATACCCCCTCCTTAGGCGGCCAGGGTTCGTGAAACCTGAATGGAAGATCCGATGTTCGGGTCTTTCAGGGCGGTGAAGCTGACGGCAGGCCGAAGCACGGTGTCACGACCCCCTGACGGCATCTCGACACCCAGCTTGGTGCGGAACGTCTCGATCAAGTAGCTGTTGCCAGCAGTGCCATCGTTCATATCAAGCCGGACGCCGAATTCTTTCTCGTTGATGGAATCCTTCAGCAGGCCGAACGTGCTCTCGGTGAGCGCCAAAGAGATATTGCCCGTCACCTGGGCGGTGCCCTTGAACTGGTGGGGCACCTCATGACCGATGCAGGGATCTTCCTGGTAGTTGCGGTTGATCGTGATGTCCATGGTGTTCACACAGACGTCCATCACCGTATCGCCCTCGATGACCAGCTCGTTGACGTCCTGAGCCGCATTGATCGGCTTGGTGGTGGTCTCATCCTCGAAGGTGTCGGCGCTGAAGTCGTAGTCTGCGTTGTAGGACTCGCCCACGATGGAGAACGAACCCGAGACGACTTCGCCGGCGGAGAGGGAGAGCTGGAGCTGCGAGACGTTGGCTTCGCCAATCATATAGGCCTTGCCGGCGGCACCGACGTCCATGTACTGGACCAGGAACTCGAGCTTGGGCGTGTCCTTGCCGATGATGATGGTGCTCAGCGTCGAGTCCGTACCATCGACCACCCAATCCGAGCCCATCACGTTGCGGATGATCATGTCGTAGGTCTTCGCTGAAAAAGCGATCGACACATCACCACCAACGGTGATCGATGTCAGCAGCATGGACGAGTCCTGTCCGCTGGAATCGACCTCGTTCGGGTTGGTCATGTTGGTGGTGATGCCGGGGCCGCCATCGGTGCGGCGTAGCACCTGCCATGGATTACCAGAGCCGGCCAGGCGCATCGACAGCTTGTACTGGTTGGATTCCGCCATGTTTCGTTACCTCACGGTCGGGCATAAAAAAAAGCCCCGGCGGATGCCAGGGCTTGGGATGCGTTCTGCTGCCGTTCAGCAGCGATATGGGATACTGACGTTCACTTGATACCAGCCATTCATCTCGCCGAAGTCTTGCGGCGTGTAGGCCAAGGTGTCGATGTCGCCGATGGACTGGTAGGCCATGTGCTCGCCGATCCGCGTGGCGATGTCATAGGCTGCACCCCATCCCTCCTCGAGCTTGGTGAAGATCTGGATCATCACCAACCCAGTCATTCGAGGGCAGGGCTTCCCGCCAACCTCGGCGGTTATGGTGTCACCGGGCACGACATTGACGCGCAGCCAATTGTCGGTGTGCTGCTGAGCCGGCACGTTGGGGATCTCCATCGGCTCGGGGCCACCCCAGGCCAGGGCGTGTTTGATCAGCGCCGCCACCAGGGCTTGGTAGGTCATGAGCCGCTGTACTCCTTGATCGAGTTGAATGTCACGCCGTAGATGCCGGTGGGCGCTTGGCCTGACGTACCTGCTTCCAGATACTTTCCATAGGGCGTCGTATTGACGATATGGAAGGAATCGCCCGGTTTCAATGCGGCCATGGCCCGCCGAGCATCGGCAAGCGTGATGCTCCGCGATGGATCGCGCTTGTTCTCGTCGAACGTCTCGTCTGGAGTGTTGACGGAGAAATTGTTGTTCGCGAGGAAGCGGCTCGTATCGATTGGCGCCCGGTAGATAACGCCCCGTGACGCCTGCTCGCAGAGCTCGCGGAACAACACCATGGTGTCGTCCTCGACTTCTAGCGCGAAATCAGTCGGTTTGCCGCTCCATCCGCCCTTGGCCATGTCAGTTCACCTTGAGATGCACGGAATAGGTGGCACCTAGCGGATCGCCGGATACCTCGACCACTCGAGCTGTCCGGCCGTCGGCCAGCGTGATGACATCATCGACCTGGGGAACCTGCTCGGTGGCGTTGGCCAGCATGCCGATCTTGATGTCGGCACTGGTCAGGTCCAGCGACTGGATCTCGGCGAATGTGAACTTGGACCGCCAGTAGCTCCCGGAGTAGGGCAGCTTGGCCGGCTCGTAGGTGCCAGTGTCCGGGTTATAGACCCCGTCGCCCGGCAGCGTCCGCTTGGCTGTGAACGCGAAGTAGGCCTGGCCCAGCTCCTCGTCATCGGCGAACGCTTCGGCCAGCTCGGTCTGGATCTCATCACGGGCAGTCACGGCGATACCCCACTGTGATGCTGCCGCGAGCGGCCTTGTAGGGGCCGATCAGCGCCAGGGCGAATTGGACGCGGGAGGGCAGGGCAGCATTGCCCACGTTCGACGTGGAGATCTCGGCATAGCGCTTCTCGACCTCGGCACCGTCTGCCTTGACCCGCTTTTGCGTCATCGTGCCCTGCGATTGCTGGGCATATAGGCTGCCATCTGCCGCGGCGGCCGCCAGCTCGACGCCGGCCATGATCACGTCGGCCGGCACGGGATCGGGCACCTGAATGCCCTGGGCGGACAGGTAGGCGTTGGCCATGGCCACAAAGCGCTCCTTGTCAGCCTCAGGTGCCCAATCCGCACCGAGCTTCTCATCGACATTGGCGACGGTCACATATTGCGTCATGACAGCCTCGGAATCAGGGAGGCCCCGCAGGGCCTCGGGTTACTCGGCCGCTTTCTGTTGCGGCTGCTCAGCCTTCTGGGCATCGCCGCCTTTCTCGGCGGGCTTTTCGGTCTTGGCGCCGGCGGTGCGGCCGTCCACCTTGGAGAGCACGCCACGCTTGACCATGCGGGCAAGCCCCGGCGCCTTGTCGTCGACATCAAGGGTCCGCTTCGGGGCGGCAAACTTGCCGTCCACATTCACGACACCCAGGCTTTCGTTGCGGTACTTACCCATGATCAAACCCCCACGGCTTTAGTGAGTGACAGCGGACGGTAGACCGCCACGCCGGAGCACTTGGCGATGCAGTCGATCACCATCTCGAGATTGCGCTTCTCCGCCGGCAGTTGCTCGAACGGGCGCGGGATCTCGATGGACAGGTTGTCGACGTCACGCTCGTACATGACGGCAGAAGACTGCTGCCCGTTGGCATCGCTCGGCTCGAGCTCGGTCGAAGCGATCAGGCTGACGTTCGGATAGAGCGCCTTAAACCGAGACCACACGCTTTCCCAGTTGCCGCCCTCGTTGACGTTCTTGCGCATCAGCGCAGAGCGACGAGTCGGGGCCAGCGCCAGGGTGTTGGGTGTGTGGTAGTCATAGGACTGGATCTGCACGGCGTCATACATGGCGAGCAGATCGTCGAGGATCTGCTGGCCGGTAGTGGCCGAATTGGTCCAGTCGCCGTTGACGGCGGTTTCGCCCAGGTTCGGGTGGTTGGTGAAGCCGTAGAAGCCGTGTTTTGCATCACCGACCATGGCGACCTTGTTGATCAACTGGTCGATGGCACGGCGGGCGGTGCGGCCCTTGCGTTCCGGCAGATTGGTGCCCATGGCGTTGGCCAGGCGCATTTCATCCAGGCTATAGCCGTAGGCATCGCCTAGGCTCTTGAGCTTGAGCGTCTCTTCCTTGCCGGTCACATCCACGCGCGGCAGGTCATCGGCGTAGTTCGAGATGAACTTCGCCATGCCGACTTCATCGTAGGTGCGATAGGTGAACGACTCGGCCCACTCGGGCACCTCGGTGGAGACCGGCACCAGGTCCAAACCAGTCAGACTCGGGGTGATGGTCTCGTAGATGCGAGACTTCACATAGTCGAGCTGACGCGCCAGGAACAGGCCCTCGTCCTCTCGCACGATGCCCAGTCGGTCGCCGGCATCCATCACCGCCGCCAGATCGGCGGCGTCATAGTTCATGTGCTGTTTCATCGTCGTCGATCCTTATGCGGTCGGAGAGTGGAGCTCGACGCAGGCAATCACCCGGCCATCGTTGAGGGTCACGGCGTCGGAGCGGAACACGGCGTTCGGGTAAGCAGTACCCACGTCGGCATCCTGTACTTCGCCGGCGGCGTTGAACTCGATGGCACCGCCATCGGTAACGGTCCCGCCATCGATCACGGAGCACCAGGCCAGGCCTCGGGTCAGAACCGACACATCGTCGTACTGGACGTAGTTGTCGATCTTGGTGTGGGTGTGCAGGGCGATGCCGGCGATGCGAGTACCGCCGCCTTCCACCACTGCGCCGCTGGCGTTCACGCCACAGACACGGCCGAAGCGCACGTTACCGCCGGCCGGGAACGACTCGACACGGTCAAAGCCGGCGTCGGCCTTCATGCCCGGGATGGCTTTTTGCATCTCGAAGATCATTGGTCATCCTCCACTTTCTCGCCGCGCATGCGGGCGGCCATTTTCTCGCGGGCTTCGGCAGCACTGCCGCCTTTGGCAGGCACGCCATCCTGGTTGATTCCGGTGGACACCTTGCGCTGATTGGCGGCATCGTCCCGACGCTTGTCGGCGTCGGCCACCGCGTAGTCGTAGGCAGCGTCGATATAGGCATCTTCCTTGTCGGTCAGGTCGACGCTATCGCCGCGAATGGCCTTGATCACGCTCACCTTGAGGTCGCGGTCGGCGGCATCCTCCTTCACCTCGACCTTGTGCTCTTTGGCCTTGGCCTCGAGCTCCAGTCGGGCACGGGCCTGCTTCACAGCGTCCTGCTTGATCTGCTCAGCCTGGTTTTCGGCTTCTTCTTTGGCTTGCTCGGCAGCGTCGGCCCGGGCCTTCTCCTGCTCGAGCATGGTTTTGGCATCGTCAAGATCAGCGCGAGCCTGCTTGTAGGCATGGCCTACCTCGGGCGCGGCGTCGTACTCGATGCCGTTGTCGAGACGCACTTTGTCCATAATCGGATCACCTTCATCGTCGTCGGTTGGTGTTGCGGCATCGGCCGCGTCGCTCATTTGCTCGGCGTCTGCCGAATCGAGATTGAGCCGGGCATTGCCTGCGCGGCCCTCGGGCACGACAGCCAGGTGATTCACCCGGATGTTCGTCTGAATGGCGTCGTAGCGTTCGCCGTTGTACTCGCCGGGTTCTTCTATCGTGTCCACCAGGTAGCCCACAGAGAGCTCTTTCCAGCCGTCCTGCTTCACCACGCGTGGGTCGTGGATCACGATGTCGCCAGTCACATCGTTGCCATCCTGCCGACCTTCGCTTGTCACCGTGCCGATCTGGTACTTCTTCACGGTGGACGCCGCGACCTTGCCGTGGTGGCCCTTGGTGATCGGCTTATTGCGATAGGTGGCCAGCGAGTCCTGGGAGAACACGTCCTCGGGCCGGCGCAGTTCGCGGCGAATGCCGCCTTTTCCATCCCTGTACGTAAAAACGCCCGTGCGGGTCAGCACAGGCGAGTCTTCGAGGTATCCGTCCTCGGTGAACCGGGCTTTGATCGGCGCCCGGTCGTAGCGATAAACACTCATTGCAATGTCACCTCGTCTCGGGGCGGCCATTTCGGGGAGGCCCAACAGCGACAGTGGATCGGCTGACCGGGATGGCCATCCCAGGGCGGCTTCGACCACTTGAAGGACTTGCGCTCCCGGCGCCGGTGGTGAGCACGCTCACGCCAGTCCAGAACACCGCGCCAGTAGTATTCGTCGATGCCAATGGCTTGCTGCCGATACTGGGTCAGGCGGCCGTTGAGCTTGCCGATCTGGTCGTTGGCGATCAGTTGTGCCCGGTTGACCGGCTTGTCGTAGGTCGCCCGGATGGTGTCGCGCAGGTCGGTGGCCGATTGGCCCTCGTTGATCGCGCGGATGATCACGCCCTGCAGATCATCGACGTATCGCTCGGGGATGGACCGGATCAGCTTGAGGTTTTCCAGCTCCCAAGCCCGCATCAGCTTGTCGAGGTCAGGCTCGGCCTTGGCGTAGGGCTCGCCGTAGACACGGCGGACCAGCTTCACGAACTGGCGCAGGTTGAAGCGGCTGACGCGCTCGCCGAACTCGGCCACGCCGACATCAGAGGCTGACGCCGGTCCTGCCATGCCCTCGAAGACCTGTTGGGCGCGGCGACCGAGGAGGGCGGCCAGAACAGTGCCGAGGATCTCGTTCAGGCGGTCGGCCCAGGTGCCTTCGTCGGACTCCTCGCTCTCGCCCAGGGCGTCGCTGCGCATGCCTGCCATCTCGACGAGACGCGGCACCTCCGGCATCAACAGCTCGTTGCATGCTCGCTGGCATCGGCGGGCGTATTGCTTGAGAGTCTTCGTGTACTCGCGCTCGATAGCCTCGGGATGCGCCCATTTCGGCTCAGGCATCGTCTAACGCCTCCAGGCCGTAGAGCCCTTCACGCTCCATGTGGCTGCGCAGGTCGCGCTCGCTCACGGCGCCAGTCTCAAAGTCCAAGGTGCGGGCTTGCGCCTCGTCTCGGGCCGCCTGTGCGTTCTTCTGGCGGATCTCGGCCTGCTCCTTCTCAGTCGGCGTCCACAGGCTGGGCCAATGAATCGACCAATCCGATGGCGCACTGACGCCTGACTGCCGGGTGATGGCGTCGACAAGCCGCTCAAGCGCCGGCTGCGCTCGGGTTTTCTGGATGCCTTCGACCAGGTTGTAGAGGTTGTCGGTGTCGTTCTCGCCGGTGTTATTGAGGCCGCCGGCAGACTGCATGAACAGCGACGTGACCGGAATGCCTGAGTCGGCGGACACGGCAACCTGAAACTCGGCGATCAGGTCTTTGATGCCGGAGACGTTGAGGTCATAGACCTGGTAGTCGTCATCCGCGTCCACGGTCACACCGTTCATGAGGCTGCGCACCTCATCCACCATGTCGACCCGCTTTCTGACTTCCGCTTCATCTCCGTCTTGTATCGCCTGCGCCAAGCCGCTCATCTTGTGCACGGCCTGCTGCTTGCGCTTGAGAACCTCGAGAGCAAGGCGCAGCGCACGTTCGTAACGCTCGATGGTGTGGAACGCGGCATCGGCGGATGGACGCCCCGCCCAGGGCACCGACTTTCCGACCTTGAGTCGGGCCGGCAGGGGTTCGCCCGGGACCGGCAGCAGGCGTGACTCATGGACCTCGAAATAGCCGGTGCCGGCGTAGTTGCCGGTGATCAGTGGGCGGACGTGGTAGACCTCGGGCTGGCCGTATGTCGGATCTCGAGGATCGTCGTAGTAGCCGCCCGGGGCCACCGAGAGCTGGCTGTATTCGATGACGCGGATCTCGGTGATGCGCCCCACATTCTCCGGTAGCGGGTCGGCCAGCTCGCCGGTATCGGTCAGCAGCAACAGCGCCGCTGCGCCGTCCAGGCTCGACCAGCGAATGGCATCGGCCAGGGCGCCCATGACATCGAGCCGATCCAGCTCGCCCATAATGGCCCGCTTGTCATCACCATTGATCTCCACGCCTCGAGACACGGCCATGTCGGCTGGTATATCGATCACGCGAGCCGCGATACCGCCCCGGGCATACATAGTCGCCGGATCGGTAGGCGCAACCTGGCGGCGGCGGTCACCCAGCACTGCCGAGCGATAGCCGTCCTCGTAATAACTCGGCATGGTGTCTCCTAACTTGCGAGCGCTTTGAATCGATCGGTTACCGACTTGTTCGGCGCGTAGAGGATCATCACGGCGTCAGCCAGGTTGGGCGACTTGGTGCCTTCCGGCGCCTTGTCCACCACCACCTTACCGGTGCCATTGACGTGATAAGTCGGCTGCGAGAGCTCGAGCATCAGCTTCGACAGGATCGGAAGCCGGCTGTCGATGGAGATGATGTCGTCGGGGTCGAATTCCATGCCCTCGACAACGGCTCGGTAGGTACGCTGGAAGCGAAGTCGAAGCGCCCACCAAGCCTGGGCCTTGAGGTTGGCGAAGAAATCCTTGTTCTTGCGCTTGGGCACCATCTCCTTGTCGGGCTCGATAACGCCGCCCGATCCACGGAATGGGTTTACCTTCAGCTTCGGGCGCTTCTGCTCGGCACGCTGCTCGTTGATCACCCGGGCATCGCCACGCACCCCTGAGCCTAGGCCGTCAGCGTCGTAATCGAACCGACTGCCGCCGTGCTCATCGGTGTGATCGAACGCCTTTTGGACAGTGCCGAAGATATCGGAGCCTTTCCCGGTCCACTCATCAACCAGGTCCAGCAGGATGCCGTGTCGGCCGGCGTAAGCGTTCTGGTCCTTGCCCTCGTCGGCCACGTCCAGGGCGCCAAGCCGCTCGCCTGTGATCTCGATGCCGAGCTTCTTGTGCGCGTCTACTGCCGCCTGCACCCAGGCCGATGGGATCAGCACACCCTCGACCGAGGCGCTGTAGTTGATGTCGATCTCCTGGGCCACGGTGACCGGGTCCAGCTCATCGACCTGTTTGGCGTACCAGGCATCATCCTTCCGGGGATCGTCCCGCCAGTGGAAGGTGAATACCGAAATCTTGCCGCTATGGCGACGCTGGGCGAACGGATTACCCATGCCGTTGGGCGTCGACACGTCCTGCCGGCAGTTGGTGGTTGCCGACAGTGAGGCGTCCACCAGGTGCGGCCGCTCGAGGAACGCCGACTCGTCGACGATGTAGAAGCCAGTCCGGTCACCGCGCCCGATGCCATCACCCGACTCGCCGGTCATCACCGACTCTGTCTCGGGGAACATGATGCGCATATGCGGCGCGTGTCGCTTGCGCTCCCATCCGCCCCGGAACTCACGGGGCAGCATGCTCATGAAGCTCCGCGCCTTCTCGAACAGCGACTTCGGCGAGCCGATCTTATCGACGTATTCCTCTTTCCGAGAGCCGAAACCGACCGCCATGCCTGGGTGATGCAGGCAGACAGTGCACCCTAGGCCGATGGTCAGCCAGGACATGCCCATGTCGCGGGTCTTCTCGGTGATGCCCGGCTCCTGCCGGCGCCACCGCTCCATGAACCACTCGATCCATTCCTCCTGGCGTGGGAACAGCAGGAAGGGAATGCTGGCCGGCAGCCCTCGCTCGACGTTCCTGGGGTCATAGGTCATGCCCCAATCGATGATGAACTGGGCCGGGTGGTCGCGGTAATACTGCCGCATGGCCGGCAGGCAGCTCGGCTCCTCGCGAATCCGTCGCAGCCGCTCGGCCCGCCACTCGAACACCTCGACATAATCCGGGTTTCGGAAATCGAAGGGGAACGGTATTGGCATCAGTCCCCCATCATGTCGCGGTAGATTCTGGCCGCCTCCTCGGGATCGTCGGTGCTGATACCCACCGTTTCGATGGGGCCGCCATTCTTGCCGGTGTGCTCATGCCGCTCTCGCCAGGCCTGGACATCGACGTGCTTGCCGAGCAGCTCCAGGTTCTTCACCTTGTCCGGCCACTTGATCTTCTTCAGCAGGCCGATCTGTTCGCGTTCGTCGCCCTGGCCATCCCATAGCTCGGCCACATCCAGACCTGATAGCGTGCGGCGCCATGACTGTGGCCACTCCCTGACAGGCAAGATGCTGCCGTCGTCGGCCAGGATGTCGGCCACATCCATCTGATCGATCTCGACCAGGCGGTGGAGCACATAGTCAGCGTCGATCTTGGTGCGCTCTGAGCGCAGAGCTTTGCGCTGCGCGATGGCCTCCGCGACCTTCGCATTGCTTAGCAGGCGAGAGGCGGTGCCTTCAGCGGATCGCTCGGCATAACCGGCACGGATGGCAGCCTGCTTGCCGTTCAAATCCTTCAAGTACTCATCAACGAATCGAGACTGCCGAGCCGTCAGCGCGACAGCCTCCTGGGCAGCCTTGGTCATACTGATTCCTTGTCCGTGATAACCTCGGAAGGGCGCCCCAACCGAGAGGTGAAGTTCTATGAGGGTTCAATATCAACTGGAATCAGACCAGTCCGTTCTGGAGGTCCGCGAAGAGGCTGAATGGCCTCGTCACAGCAAACCCATTCGACTAACAAGCGGCACCTTTAAGCTGGTGGATACTGACGTATCAAATGAAGAAGGCGTCGACCTCATTGCGACTGTCCGGCCAGGCAAGCCTGGTAAAGTCACTTCAGTGGTGGTTTAGCTGTTATCGGACTGATGCCGCCGACGGTTTGCCAGTCAGGCGCACTATCGGCCTCACCTGCTTTCGCATTGATGAGCGCCCCGACCAGGGCTGTGTTGAGACTGCGTGGGCAGAATGGGGCGCTCAGCGATGCGTTATCGGTATTTCGATATCGCCTTACAGGCCGCGGAAGAAGGCCCATCCAACAGCGGCACAGCACACCACGAAGATGGTGGCCGGGATGCCGATCGTGATGCCGAGTGTCCACAGCAGCCAGGTAGGGATTTCGATAGTCATCACTCCCTCCGATTCAGCAGCAGGCCCGCAACGAACACCGCCACCAGCACCCACGCATAGGGCCGGGCGATGGCGTTGCGGGCGAGCCTTACAGCGCGGCTTGGATCTTGGCGCCCATTAGCCCCAGCAGCGCAGAGGCTGCGCTCGCCACTTCGAGGGGAATCTCCACCCCGACGAAGGTGCTCAGCGCCCAGGACAGGACGACCGGCAGGCCTACACCCAGGCCGTCGGCGTTGCTGCGAGCGCCTTGCGCGAAGCGGTTCGGCTTTTTTTCCAGCGTAACGCCCTGAACTGGCGCGCCTTGATCGATGTTTGCTTGGTCGGACATGGTGGGTACCTCAAGGAAAGATGATGCGGGACAGGAAAGCGCCAGCGATGGAGGCGGCAGCGATGGCGGTGGTGCCGATAATCTTCCAGCGCCCTGATAGGTGCTGGTATTGCTGCGTGCCAGTCGCTTGGGCTACAGCGTGATTCAGCTCGACATGTCTGATTCGCTGAGAGTGATCGGCCAGCATCCCGTCGTGCGCCTCGATCTTCGCGCCTTGGTTGTGCTGCCGCTCTTCCGTGCGGGCCGTGCGCTCGTTGAGCTCTTTGACGCCAGCTTCAATGCGGTCGAGTTGGGATTGTGTGCTTGGCACCTGCTCCATACTCACGAGCCCCCCTTGCCGCAGGGCGACAATTCGATAACACGACTCAGCCAGCCGTAGGTGAACGCCTCTTGGCTCTCTCGAGCCTCGGCAATCGACACCATGAACTCGATGCGCAGTGCGTTGACGGCCTCGGCCAGTACATCCAGCCCGGGGCGGCCACGGGTGTCGTGGTAGTCCTCCAGGGCGCCGATGGTGGCCGGGCCGACCGCACCGTCTACGGCGATGTCGTCGTAGTCACGCTCGACGCGATTGAGCACGTTGAGCAGCCGCTGCAGTGTCTCAGCAGGGCGACCTGGGCCTGAGTTGACCCCGTAGTCGAACAGATACGCCGCCAGCCCCTCGTGGATCATCGCCACCTTGTCGAGCCGCAGGCTGTGCCAGTACCGGTCGGCGTAGATGTCGTGGGCCAGCACAAGGGGCAGGGCGCGCATGTCGCCGGTATAGCCGTAGTCCCGCGCCACAGCCTCGGTGATGCCGTAGCGGGTCGGGCCCCCACGATCCGCCGAATGATCGACATAGCCACCCTCACGGTCGATCACCTCGCCGATCAGGCGATTTTTCAGCGACTGATGCATAGCGGGCTCCGAGCGAGGGCAAGCGTCTACTGAGTCGATCCAGGGCATAGACGCTCCGACACGAAAACGCCCAGCGAGCCGTAGCTGCTGGGCGCAGGGTGGGGCAGACAAAGAAAAGCCCCGCCTAAAGAGACGGGGCAACTAGAGATGTGTCATGGAAGCTTGCATACATCCGACGAGGAAGGGCGATGAAAGTTCCTGACGAAAAAGCCCCGCCGGTGAGGCGAGGCTTTGAGATTAGGAGCTGTCAGGGCATAGCTACGACAGCTTACAAATGAGCGTATCAGGATGGGCTAAGAAATGCAACAGCTACGCCGCTGCTCGCGCCTCGCGGACCATGCGGCCGATCACCTCGCTGACAGGCTCCATGGCATCACCCTCAAGCGTCGCCATGGCTGCCTGAATGACGCCCCACACAGGCCGCCAATCCTGGTGCCACTTGCGAGTCGTGATCGGCACGCCGTACCAGCCCGACATCACTTCGCCAATGCGCTCCGGCGACCACTCAGGCTGCGCCCCCGACAGGTTGCGCTGCCGCTCCATCAGGGCGACGTGGATCAGATAGTGCACGCGCTCTTTCTTGGCTGGCTTCCATGCCCGGCCATCCTTCCAGTTGGGGATGTGGGCGATCACCTTGGACTCGACGGCTGCCACGGCATCGTTAAGCCAGGCATTGGCGCTCTCGAGCATCGGATCGCACAGCACATGGCCGATAGCTGCCAGGGCAGGGGAGTCGCTCTCCATGCGGCGAATGCAGGCGTAGATCGGCGCGTACTCCGAGCAGTGGCCGGCCCCGGCGCCGCCCTTGGTCGTGTACTGCACGCCGCCTCCGTTCATCAGGTCCTCGAGGATCGGCCCCATCTGTGAGCGGACGCCGCTATCCATCGCCATTGCCCAGGCCACCTTCGGATCGGTGTTGATCATCAGTCGCTCACCCATTCGCCAGTTCCTCCGCCTTGTCCTTCGCCTTGCTGGCATCCCGATACCAGCCCACCGTCGTGTCGCCGTCGCTCAGCAGGTACATGGCCTTGCCCTGGCTGACCCACTTCGCGATCCTGAAGCGCCCACAGTCAGAGCGAATGCAGTAGCTGCTCACCTTTCGCCACTCCATCAGGTCGAGACCTCCAGCTTGAGTTGCTGGCCATGCCTGACCCACGCACATAGGCCGTCGATGTCTACCTCGGCGGGCTCGGCCACGGCGCCGCCCCAGTCGATGGGACGGATGACGAATCGCCACTGCTGCAAATCCGCCCGATAGGCCAAGACAGGAGTCTCGCTGCCGGCACACTGTTCCAGTGTCTGCTGCCACCAGGTGGCCACATCTCCCTGAGTGGCTCGTTTATGCCGTTTCACCTCGACGCAAACGCCGTCCCAGCCGTCCAGGTCATGACCACCAGCCTGGTACTGGCCAAGCCGCCGCTTGAGCGTCAGCCCCAAGTGCTCGCCCAGCAGGCGAGCCACTTCGCCTTCAGCCTTGCGGCCCTTCTCCCGGCTTGCCTTGGCCATCACTCCTTGCCCTCCTTGCTCAACACGAAGTCCCTCGCCTCAATCAGCGCGTCATGGATCGACCCCTCTGGGAATGCGTCGAGGCCGGTATTGATCGTGTCGATCAAAAAGATCGGCTGCTGCCAGCGCAGGTGAGCCTCGCTATGAATGCGTCTGTGACAGGTATCCCCGGGGCCATCGCAGACCGGCATGGCCAGACTGTCGGCCGCCTTGAGCCCCATCCCGCTGGCCTGATACATGCCAATCAGGTGGTGGGCGGCGTTGGCCGGGGCCCCGCATACACAGCAAGGCAGCGAGCGCACAAAGCGCAGATAGGCCTCGCTGCGAAACCGTACATCGCTCACTCCTTTTTGCCGGGTGCGCTTCACCGGTTTACGCTTCGCCGGAGAAGCGGAGCGAAGAGGCGTTTTACGTTGAATCGGTGAACGCTTCATTGCTTCCGCCCCTTGAAAAACTCGCGAATGAAGAACACGACAAACCCGGCTTGTAGTGGGGCGAGAAACAGCCACAAAGCCCAAACCACCGGCATTAATCCTGTCGTGAAACTCTGCCATGCCGCCCAAGCGAGGAATCCCAAGCCCACTGCCGAGAAATATGCCTCCACCAAGTTGATTGGCTCACCCTTCATGCTGCCACCTCGCGATATTGGTCCGGGCCGATGCCCTTGAGCTCTGGATCTGTCAGCCGTATGCCTCGTCCCGTCAGATCGGTGTAGACCTTGTTCAGGTATTCGGTCTTCTGCGCTTTGGTCATCAACCTTGTGATCGGGAAGTCGAACGGCTCCTGCATGAACTCCAGCTTCTCCTCATAGGCGCGCCACTTGACGAGGCGGTCGTACTTCTCGGCGAATTCCGAGCAGTCACGCCGGAGGATGGGGACGCCATGGTGAAGCTTCATCTGGCCGCGATACTCCTCGGCGGCCATATCCCCTTGCTGGCCTGCCTCTTTGCACCACAGCCGCTGCAATCTGTTCTGGTCGAGGCTGCGTCGCTCCGGTTCCTCCTCGATCACCATCCGCACACGCTTCCAGCGTCGGAATGCCTGGTTGAGCATCCCTGGGAACTTAGCGATGGCGGCCAGGGCTTCCTCGACAGTGCCGGCGGTGGCCACGTAGCGTTTCGGATCGCTCATGTCACCACCTCGCTCGGCTGCTCGACGGTGCGCGGCGTCCAGCCCGTGGCCTCGGTGACGTTGGCCCAGTTGGCGTCGTCGTTGTCGTCGAGGCGGCGAAGGTTCCAGCATTCGGTTTGCCACCAATCTTCACCTTCCCACGGGTATGGCACATCAATGTCCACTTGCCCTTCTTTCGATCCTTTTCGGACCACCGTCACCAGGGTTCTGCGACACTGGCGCGGGACATGATCACCGATCTGCAGCACCTCGGCCCGATCACCCGCGCGCAGCGGCTTCCCTTCGCAGTCCCGGCCCAGCACGCCTGTCAGGCGGTCATGGATTCGCTGGATGATGCTCATGCAACCTCCTCGGGACAGACCCGGCAGTAGAATGGCGTCACCTCGGGCAGCCGTTCGCCTTGCTCGGCAGCCACCATGGCCCGGCGCACGCCGCTCGGTGATGCGCCGACGAACTTGGCGATCTGGCGATAGGACCAGCCCAGGCCGTCGCGCATCTCGAACATCTTGGCGATGTGGTAGCGGGAGAATCGGATGTATCCAGTCATGCCGCTGAACCTCCCGTAACCACCTCATACCGCACGCCGTCCGGGTCGTCGTGCTCATGAATCGTGTGGCCCAAACGGCGCAGGTGCTGGAGCGCCGCGATAAATGCCGGACCGTCCATGCGGTATCCGTGGTGCATCTCGATGTCATGGGCAATCTCATGCACCGTCGGCTCGGCCTGGCGGTACAGGACGCCCAGGACCTCCATGGGGAGGTCGAGTTCGTGGCGGACGACGGGGTGAATTCGGGTGACGTTGGTCATACGGCACCTCCTGCCATGCGCTGTTCAGCCTGCGCGATCAGCTCTGCACGCCGGCGCTCCGTCTCGGCCTCTTCCTGACGGCGCTGCTCGACGGCCTGCTCGTTGCTCGCATTCAGCGTGTCGCGGAGCTGTTGGAGCATCGCCTGGACGTTCTCCGGGTTGCTGCCAGCCTCGTCCTCGGGCTTCTCAGGAGCCGGCAGCAAGTGCTCGACCTTGGGAGCTGGCAGGCGACCGTCCTTCACGCCTTGCTCGATGGCCTCACGGCGCAGCTCTTTGCTGTCACCCAGGGATGGCCACCAGCGAACCTCGCGGCCCTCGGCCTTGGATGCAGCAACCTCGCGCTCGTAGGCCGCGATGAACGCCATGCGGGCACCCACCTTGTCGCCAGCCTCCAGGATCGGGTTGGCGACGCCGGCAGCTTTGGCGATCTCGTCGGTCCAGATGATCGTCGCGTTCTCGTCCTGCGACTCCAGGACGATGGACCACGCCTCATTGGCGGTCAGGTGAGCATTGGCGGTCGGCATGCGCTCAAGGATCGCGGCGAGCGTCAGGCGGCCAGTGATCTCGGAGCGGCAGCGAGCCAAGGCCTGCTCGATCTCGGGCCGGTCGTAGTCGCGCAGGTCGCGGATCATCAGCGACGCGGCAGCGGGCTTGATTTCGTTGCCCAGCACCTCGGCAGTGGCGTAGAGCTGGTCGAGCAGGCCTTCTGCATCTTGGCGTGTCAGCGGCATGAATCAGTCCTCCCATCCAGACGCCGCCAGCAGGCTCTTGGCCTCGTCGGCAGCGCTCGCGTTGGCCTGCGTGCCGTCCATCTGGCGAGCACGGGTGGCGGTCATCTGCTGGCCGGTCTGCATCTGCACCGCGATGGTTTCGCAGTCCTGGAGCATCAAGCCGACCGGATGGCCCTTGGCGACGTAGAACTGGTTGTTCATCCGCAGGTAGTACGCAGCCACGCCGGGGGCGTAGTTGGCCCCCACGCGGTCCACGAGCTGTCCCAGCTGGCCAGCAGTGCGCTGGTTCCAGATCGGGTACACGCCGTAGCGCTGGCGGTAGGCCACTGCGTAGTTGGCCCAGGGCTTGAAGGTTTTGGCGGTAGGGTCTTTCGGTCCCGGCATGTCGGGCGGGATGGCAGCGCGAGGCTCGTCGCTACGCTGCGCCGGCTCGTCACCCAGGTCCAGCTCACCCTCAATCGGCGCGTCGGTGGGCTCAGCCCCCGGCGCAACTGGTTCATTGGACGGTTTAGGGGACGGTTCAAAGGACGGTTCGGGTGACACTGTGTCACCCCGTTCTTGCATAGATGTCACCCCGTCCTCGTCAGAATGACACCCCGTTGCTGCATCAGTGTCACCCCGTTTCTTACGGGATGACTTCCTGTCACCCCGTTTTTCGGGAAGGTCGGACATCACAATGTCGTAGACGACAGGGCGCTGATCGGCGCGCTCAATATGGGCCGCAGCGATGGCCTGATTGCCCATCTTGATGATGCCCGCCGACAGCAGGTCATTGATCTTGCGCGTGACGGTGCGGCCCGTCAGGCCGGTGTACTCGGCCAGCGTGGCGTTCGACGGGAAAGCGTGGCGGCCATGCTTGTCGGCATGATTGGCCAGTCCTACGAGCACGAATCGCGCGCCAGAATCGGTGACAGTTTGCTGGTTCATCGCCCAGCTCATTGCTTCTACGCTCATGCTGCGGGCTCCATACCGGCCACAGCCAGTAGATCGATAAAGCGGTCACGGTAGTAATGCGGTTGCGTCTCGCGCGGAGATTGCGGGCTCACGACGTTCTTGCCGTAGTGCTGGCCGGCGTCAGTGAGGCACCAGAAATGCTTGAGAGCGCCCTTGGTGCTCTTGCGGGTGCGGCTCTCGAGGATGCCGGCGTCGTGAAGCATCTGATTCACGGCTGCCGCCGAATGGCTGAGGCCATGCTCGCGCAGTAGGTGGGTCAGGCTAGCGGTATCCATGGCACCAACGTGGCCCGGGGCGCTGTCCTCGGTGTAGTCGGGCAGAAATGAGGTATCAGCACCCACGGCCTGACCAGCCTTGCGGAGCATGACGACCTTGCCGGAGTCGGAGGCGCGCAGCAGATTGGCCGCGCACTCGACCAAGGCCATGGTGGCCGGGACGTTGGCAGCCTCGATGCCGGGCGCTTGGTACTGGCCAGTCTTGCGGATCGACGGCAGCACCTCGCCAGCCAGCCACTTCTGGAACGGCAGCGCCTTGGGCTTGTCGCTACGAGCGACGAAGAAATACAGGCCCTGCTCGGTCAAGACAGTGAGGCGCTGGACGCCAGAAGGGGTGTTACTCTGAGTAACCCCCCGCCATTCTTCCGGCACATGCTTAACCAGCGCGACCTGCCAGTTATACCCGAGCGCGGCGGCGACATCCTTTGCGACGAACATCGGTTCGCCATCGTCACCCTGGATGACGCGAACCTGCTGACTGTCGAAGTTGAATGGTTGGATCGATTGCATTACGCTTACCTCATAGCTTCGGTTATACGAAACGCCCGGGGATTGGTTGGTAGCCTCCCGGGCGTTTTTGCGTTTACGCCTTCGCCAGTCGAAGACCTGTTTCATGCATCCGCTCGACGCGGGTCATGATCGTGTTGCCGTTCTCGGCCAGAGAGCGGCGCTCATTGCGGATCAGCTCCAGTTCAGCGGCGTCTATGCGGCCATCGGCTCGCGCCTTGCGCACGGCGTGCATGAACCGCGATGCCTGCTCCTGCTGGTCCAGCAACAGCTCCTGAATCTCCGCCTCGATCTCGTCCTCGGCATCGATGCGTGGCGTGGCCACAATGCCCAGGTCATCCAGTGCGGCCTGCACACAACGCACGTCGCCCAGAATCCGGTTAATGCGAAAGAAATCGGCCACAGTCAGGTTTACGCCGGAGTCAGGATCGAGCTTTTTGTAGAGCCGCGATTCGCCCATATCGAGGTCGAACGCTAGGCGCTTGATGCCGTACTCGAATGCCGCTTCTCGGAGTCCTTCTGTATATCTGTCCACTATCTAAACTCCGTTCGTTGCTGGCCTCTCACTGTTTAAGCAGGAGGCGATACGCTGGTGGTGTGTTAGGCGGCATGGGAGCGGAGCTTGGCGTACATCTCATCCAGCGACCGGCCCACCGAGTAACTCGGGTTCACAATTGCGCCTGACCGAATGCGGTAAACGGTCGAGATATCGCAGCCAGCCTCCTTGGCTACCGCCTTAGGGGTGGCCCCGGATGCCAGGATGGCCTCCAGCTTCTTGGCCAGTTCTTCGCCATACATGGCGGAGCCCTCTTCGTGTGGATTATATGCACAGGATATGCATTCATGCATTTAAGTCAAGGGCAAATGCATTTGCCGTATGCACGGGGCGCCGGAATAATTGCACTCATGCAAAAGGAAAAGCCTCGCGACGTGATACGCCGCCTCATAAACGAGTCAGGGAAGCGCGCCATAGACGTGGCGCGGGAAGCTGGCGTGCCTCAATCGACGCTTTCGCGCATCCTGACCGGGAAGATCGAGGAACCTTCCGATAGGCCGGTTGCCAAGCTGGCTGAATATTTCGGTGTGTCCGGGGATCAGATACGTGGTCGTGAGCCGATAGAGACCGAGGGGAGTGCCGACAAGATCGCCCAGCACCCCGCGCTGCACGAATCGAACGTGGCGCCGCCGCCCAAGCTGGAAGGCTACGTGCCGGTTATCTCGTGGGTTCAGGCAGGCTCATGGACCGAGGTCTGCAACGTCGATGCCGTCAGCGAGGAGATGGTGCCGCGCCCGCCAGCGTGCTCGGACAGGACGTTTGCGCTCCGGGTGAAAGGGCAGTCCATGGCGCCCAAGTACGAGCCCGACCTGATCATCTACGTCGACCCCGAGGTGCTGCCGTTCGACGGTGACGACGTGGTAGCCGTACTCACGGACAGCAATGAGGCCACGTTCAAGCAGTTCGTCGAGGAGCCTGGCGATGACAAGATGCTCAAGGCCCGCAACCCGTCATGGCCCGATCCCTACATCCCAATCAACGGCAACTGCGAGATCGTTGGCGTGGTGATCGCCACCATGTGGATGCGGAAGCCCAGGGCCTGATCGGCTCGCTGTGGCTGAGGGGCCGAGGGGGTAGAGCAAACATCAGCCAAATCGAGCGCTTATGGGAATGCCATGAACCAGCCTGAGCCGCTGACGTCAGAAGAGGAGAGGCTTCGAGATGAGGCCGTGAAATTTGCGCGAGAGAATAAAAAGAGAATTGCTAAATGCCTGACAGATAAAAAGAAATACCCAAAGGAATCAGACCCTGTCTCTGTATTCATGGCTGGGGCTCCTGGCGCTGGGAAGACTGAGTCATCCATAGAGCTGCTCAAAGAATTTGGAGGTGGCGTCATTCGCATAGACCCCGACGAGCTACGCGATGAGCTTCCTGGCTATACAGGCGGCAACTCCTGGCTTTTCCAGTTTGCGGTATCGATCTTGGTCGATAAGGCGCACGACCTAGCCCTTGAGCAGAAGCAGAGCTTTCTTCTTGACGGAACGCTTGCCAAGTACGATCTTGCAGAGAGGAACGTTGCTCGGTCTATCAAACGCGGGCGACTCGTCCAGATCCTCTATGTTTATCAGGAGCCACACCTTGCATGGGGTTTTGTCCAGGCGCGCGAGAAAGACGAGGGCCGCAGAATCCCGCTTGTGGGCTTCATTGACCAGTACTTTGAGTCGCGACGAGTGGTGAACAGCATCAAGACTCGATTCGGCGGAGATGTTAAAGTTGACTTGCTAGTCAAGAATAGGGACAACAGCGTGCGGTCATACAAGGCGAACGTTGACCAGATTGACAGCCATCTTCCAGAAAGATATGATCGCGAGTCCCTGTTAAGGGAGCTTAACCCAGAAAGGTGATCCCCATGCTCGGACTAACCAAGAAGCGCCAAGCAGAAACCACCGCCTTCTCAACCTTCATTCGCAATGCATCATCTGCAGAGAAGAAGCGTGTGTATGAGCGCGTGCTAACGAAGGCCTCTGAGCGCCAGAACGAAACCGTTCGCCGAGCAGGAGTTGAGCGCCACGCGACCTGCTGAAATGCGCTCCTCCCGAAAGACCCGCCCTCGAGGCGGGTTTTTCATGCCTGCTCATATCGCTATACTGCACCTCGGCGCCAAGGCGGCTCGAGCCAAAGGATGGCGATCCCTTCACCGAGACTGCCTTGGCGCCCCTTATTCCTTCCTGAGCGGGTTTTCAGCGCCCACCTGCATGTCTACACTGAGAGAAGCGCCCAGGGGGGGGGTCCTACCTCCCTACCTTCTCCGCGTAGACTCCATCGACCCTCTGCGGCGCTTCATCTCCAGATTGCGTTCTGATTACGCCTTGCCCGCCCAGCTGCTACACTGGCGGGTGTTCGGGTAGCCGCAGCGGCCGGAAGGCACTTCCCCGCGGCTCCCTGAACGTCTTGCTCCAACAGCACTTTGCCCGCCCTTCGAGGCGGGCTTTTTCTACCAATTCGCTGCTCTCAATGTTAGTCTGCTAATTGGCGCCATGGGCTGAACCAATCCTGGGTTCACCTCCTTGCGATGTCCATGGCGCCATCTTCCCTTATAGGACTCCTTGCTTATTACCGCTCTCCGAGGCGGGTTTTCTGTATCTGCCCACCTGACCCCGCCCTGAGCGGGATTTTTTGTGTCTGAAAATCCTTTGGTGCATACGCACTTACCCTTCCCGTGCATAAAAATATGCATCCATGCATTGACAGCAAATGCATCCATGCATATTCTGGAAACCGTCACAGGGCAAAACGCCCACCCGAGCTGCAGGGAGCAAGACGCAGTCAGCGTTCTTTAACAATTTGAGATCCCTTCCCCGCTGAGGAAAAAGCGGGCACCTGCCTTCACCGACGGCTGCCAGTAGCAGGTCGGTGACCTACGGGGCCAGATGCAGGCAGGTGGACACGTCGATCCCGAGCGGGTCGCCAAGGAAAGTGCGGTGGGAGCCGTAACTCTTTGGTGGAGCGCTGGCAGCGCTGGGTGGAAACGAGCCCACGGCGTGTCATGAGGACAGCCCATTGCTGAGGCAGTGGGCATCCGCCTAGCGATTCTGTGAGTCGTTAGGCGGATGGCCAACAGGAGGAATCGCCATGAGCGAAGCACAGCAAGAATCACGACTGAGCATCAGCGTGGACCCGAGCACGATCATTCCGGAGTACCGGGAGCGGGTGGCGCTACTGATAGATACCTGGGCCATTCAGAGCAGCAACCCAGTTGAGCCGGCGCATTTATTCGAGCTGGCCCATGAGGTACGAAACCTGCGAAGCGAGGCTGAGGGCGAGCCCTCTGAGTCGAGCGACCCACAACCCGGAGGGTTCACGCCCGACGATGTAGTGGCCCGCCGCTGCGTTGCCAAACTGCTGAAGGAGTGGAGCGACAAGCTGATTCGAGCCAAGAGGCTTGAGGCGGAAGCAAAACGCCTCCGCCATGAAGCTGATCAAGAGGAGGGTGAAGTCTTTTCTCTTATGGATCGCTATTACTAGGAAGCAGGCGCCAGGAACCAGCTTACTTGCTCCACCTGAGAGACCAGCACAAAGCTTCCAGGGACAATGCTATCGGCCATCGCCCGAGTCTCGTCCCTAACGTCATCGGCGGAGAAAGATTTGGTTGCCATGTACTCCGCATCAGGCAGGCGGTACATACGGCCATCCGTGCCCTGCGCCTCGCGCTTATACCCTCTTGCCTTCATCTTCTCGTGAAGCATTTCGTAGTGCTCAGCGCTCGCTGAGTGCATTTCGACTCGGACAACAAAGTTCGGCATATCAACCTCTTTCGCTACGCGATGTGTGGAAACTTCAGCGTAGCGCGAAGCGCGCCACCTGTGCAGTGGTGGGACAGCCGGGAGAGACCGGCATCGCAATGTATCCGAGAGCGTCCTGGTTCTGCCTGCTGATCACAGGATGGCCGCGTGGATGTTCGGCGTTTAGCGGCGTCGGAGGAAGCGAGGTTGAGCCGACTGACGGACACCGCCAGGGCGCTCTACGGATGCACAACGACAGGAGAGCACGACATGGAGCATATCGAGACAGGAATGCTGGAGAGCACTCAGGCAGCGCCCAGTCAGTTCGAGCGTTGGGCGGTCAATGCCGAGCGCATCCTGGGTCACGACCTTGATGGCACTGAATGGATCGACGGCTATTCGATTGATGGTGCGCGAGACGCTTGGCGTGCAGGCGCTACGCCTGCCGAGTACGCCGCTCAAGTTCACGCCGCGCCCCGGGCGTAGAGGAGGAGAGCATGGGTGATCGCTATCAGGACATGACGTGCGATGCATGCGGGAAAACCTACAACACCGCATGGGAAGGCGTGACAACAAATCTCGACCGAGAGCTATGCGGGGAATGTAGCTGGTCAGGCGAACGCCTGCTGGAAAACGAATTCATCCCCGACTGAGCACCACGCGATCCGCTGCGCAGTGCGGCCCATAGCGCCGGCAGACGCTGAGAATATCTGCCCATCGGAGAGGGTTCTGTTGCCTTTCGGGGCTGTAGTGCGGGCCAACCGGAGTCCCGCATCCATGACAAGCCGGATGCTAGCCGACAGGTCGCGCAACTGATCGGTGAAGCCACAAAGCCGGAAGCAGAATCCTCCCCGATGCACCCGCATCCCGGCGAGAGCCGGTCATCGATCCCTGCTTGCCGCCTCCGGGCGGCTTTTTTGACCCCGAGAGGAGGGCGACATGGAACCGAATCTTCGAGAGCGGCGAGCCCGGGTCATCGAAGCCCGCCGCCAAGCCCGAGCGAAGGGCAAGATCATCAAGGCGCCCGAGCGGCCCATCATCGGCTGCCGCTGGACCGAGCCGAAAGACCCGGCCAACGCGGCCCGGGCTGCTGATTTCTCCCGGCGCTGGCATGGCCAGGCCGAGCCGCTGATCCAGCTCTATAGGTGACGACATGAACATGGACATCAATCTCCATGGCATCGAGCGAATAACTCTTGTGGGCGTTCGCGAGGGGCGCACGCCGGGCGGCGTGTATTACACGGCCACCCTCACCATCGAAGGTCGAGACGGGGAGACGAGCACGCTGACGCTGTTCGCTGACGACCCCGAGAGCCTGGCAATCGACTACCGGGAACGGCAGGAGGCGGCATGAACATCGCGCACATCGGCACTGACACCATCGCTCCGCGATTCTCTCATCTTCACCCGGAGGCACTTGACGAGCGCGACCGTCGCGAATCAGCGATGCGGGAGTGGGTCGAGTCGTATGTTGACGACTGGGCAGACGGCGACCTCTACGACAGCGGCACGACGTACAGCGGCCCGCAAGAGGCGTTCATCGAGCGTTATCCATCCGCTCTGGCTGAGCTGATGCAGGCATTCCGCTCCGGCGATAACGAGCAGATACGGCACGCAGGCGAGAGGGTAGGGCGGGCGATGGAGCAGATCGTCAGAGAGCAGGCCGAGAAGGCCGCATAAAGAAGCCCGCTCCTGCGGGTAACAGGAGCGGGCCGGAAAGATTCGCACCCAACGAATCATAAGAAGTATAGCTCATGGACCAAATCGCGCACAGCAGCAGGAGGCGCAATAGACGAATAGATCAACGCCGCATAAAGAAGGCCCACTCCTGCGGGTACAGGCACAGGAGCGGGCCGGGCGATCCATGGAAGTAGATCACTGAGGAGTATAGACCATGACTCAGGACACTGACCATCTGGCGCTATGGCATCAGGTGGAGAAAACACCGACGAACGTGGTGAAGCAGGCCAACGTCAACGGCCAGCAGATCACCGCGATCGACACCATGCACATGATCCGGCTGGCCACTCAGGTCTTCGGCCCGATGGGCCTGGGCTGGGGGTATCAGATCGAGGAGGAGCGCTACGACCAGGGCGCCCCGATCCTCGACCCACAGACCGGAGAGGTGAAGGCCTATGAGCTGACGCACACCGTCCGCCTCCTGCTCTGGTACCGCTGGCAAGGCGAGAAAGGTGAAGTGACCCAGTTCGGCCACACCCGGGCGGTCTATCGCACGAACAAGGGCTCCTGGATGACTGACGGCGAGGCGCCCAAGAAGTCGGTATCGGACGCCATGAAGAAGTGCCTGTCGCTGCTCGGCTTCGCTGCCGACATCTTCACCGGCATGTTCGACGACCAGGATTACCGGGCCGCCCGCGAGGCCGAGACTCGGATTGCCCAAGCCGAAGACGCCGACGCCGAGATCGAGCGCTATCGCCAGGAGTATCAGGACTGGCTGAGCCGTGAGTGCGACACCCTGCGCAACAAGATTCCTCACCCTCGCAGCATCCAGCTTGCCGCCGAACGCATCCTCCAGCGCGTGCCGGATAAGGCCAGCATGGCCCGAGTCGATGGCAGCAAAGGCGCCGCCATGATCCAGAAGGCTGCCGAGGAAGGCATCGAGCGCGCCAAAGCAGAACGTCAACAGCAGAACGAACAGGAGGCCGAGAGCCATGGGTAATGCCGCCGAACAACTGCAAAACGCTCCGCAGCCCTACGCCGCTGAGCTGGTCGAACTCGACAACGCCGAGCAGCAACTGGCCGATCTGAAATCGAAATACGGCACCGTGCCGGATTACTCCACCAAGGATGGCTACAAAACCGGTAAGCAGGCCATCCAGGCGTTGACCAAGATGCGTACCGCCACCGACAAAGCCCGCCTCGCGATCACCAAGCCCCACCGCGATTTCATCGAGAAAGTGAATCAGCGTGCCAAGGGCTTGATCGGCGAAGTCGAGCAATTGGAGGCCCCGCACCGGGAAGCCAAACGCGAAGTGGATGAGGCCGAGCAGCGCGCCAAGGAGGAGCGCATCGCCCGGCTTCGCGAGCGGTTGTCCAAGGAAGTCACCAGTTACCTCGACACCGCTGAGGGGCTCGACTCCACCAGCCTGGCTGGCCTGATCGACGAGGCCGAAGCCATCGACACTGAGGGCTATTTCGACGTCACCAAGGAAGCCGAGGACGAGAAGGCCCGGGTGCTGGCCACTCTGCGTGAACGACACGCCGCTGCCCTCGAGCGTGAGCGTCTGGCCGCCGAGCGCGAGGAGATCGAGCGGGAACGTGCGGAGCTGGAACGCCTGCGCGCCGCGCAAGCGCAGGCCGAGATGCCCGCTCCTGCCCCCGGCGATGTTGCCTCTGCCGGCGGCACCGTGTTCAGCCAGGAAGACTCCGCCGACTGGGATGGTCTCGACAATGCGCTGCAGGACGTGCCGGCCGCCGACCCGTTCGGTGAAGCCCTGGAGGATCTGCAGTCCGCAGGGCTCGACGCCAGCCAGGCCGTCGATGTGCTGTCGGCCATTCAGCGTGGCGACATCCGTCACGTCAGCCTGCAGCAGTAACCCGCCCGGGGCCGGCAAGGCCCCGCCAGGAGATAGATCATGTGGTTCCGCAACCTACACTTGTACCGCCTACACGACGCGCCCGGGTTGGACGACGCCTACCTCGAGGGGTTGCTGGCCGCCCAGGCCTATCGTCCCCTCGGCGGCAACGAGGCTCGACGCATTGGCTGGTGCCCACCCGCTGGCCGGGCTGGCACCCAGCTCTGCCACGAGGCCAACGCCCAGCGGCTGCTGACGGCTGTGCGACAGGAACGCCTGCTGCCCTCCGGCGTGGTGCGCGAAGAAGTCGAGGAACGCGCCGAAGCCCTTGAGGCCGACGAAGGCCGCAAACTGCGCCGCCAGGAAAGGCTCACCCTCAAGGAGCAAGTCTACGAGGAGCTGCTACCCCAGGCCTTCGTGCGTAGCACGAGGATCGATCTGTGGTGGGACACCCGACGCGGACTGATCGGCATCAACACCAGCAGCCGCAAGCGTGCCGAGGAAGTGCTCGATCTGCTGCGCGAGACGCTGGGCAGTCTGCGTGTCACCCCGCTGGCCACCAACATCCTGCCCATGCGGGCCATGACCAGTTGGCTCAGCGACCCGGGCACACGGCCCGCCGAGATGGAGATCGGCGACACAGTGGAGCTCAAGGCCAAGGGCGATGATGGCGTGATCCGAGGCCGGCAACTCGACCTGGATAGCGACGAGATCCATAGCCACCTGGAATGCGGTCGTCAGGCCAGCAAGCTCGCCTTGGGCATCGAGAGCATGATCCGGTTCGTTCTCCACGACGACCTGACCATCAAATCAATCAGGTTCGACGACGCGGTGATTGACGAGGCTGCCCAGCAGGACGATGGCGACGACCCCGTTGCTCGCCTCGAGGCTGACTTCACGATCATGACCCATGTTCTCGGCGTCACCGTCGACACCTTGCTCCAGTGGTTGGGTGGCGAAGCCCAGGCTGGTGCCGACTTCCCCTCAGCAGCATAGGAGGCCCCATGGCCCGAGGCATCAACAAGGTCATCCTGATCGGCAACGTCGGCCAGGATCCCGAGATCCGCTTTACCCAGTCCGGTACGCCAGTCGGCAACATCAACCTCGCCACCAGTGACACCTGGACCGACAAGCAGAGCGGGCAGCGCCAGGAGCGCACGGAATGGCATCGCCTGATCGTCTTCCGCCGCCTTGCCGAGGTCGCGCAGCAGTACGTCCGCAAGGGATCGAAACTCTACGTCGAGGGGCGACTGCAGACACGGAAGTGGCAAGACCAGAGCGGTCAGGATCGTTACGTCACGGAGATCATCGTCAACGATCTGCAGATGCTCGACTCCCGGCAAGGGCAGCCACAGGGCAATGCCCAGGCTCAGCAGCAGCCCTCACAGAACGGCTACTTCGACCAGCAACGGCAGTACCAGCAACAACAGACCGCGCCGCCGAATCCTCCTGGCGGGGGCGACTTCGACGACGAGATCCCATTCGCTCCCATGCACCCGCTGATGGGCGGCTGACACCACCGACACCCACCGCCCGGCCTCGTCGGGCTTTCTTTTGAATGGCCGCGCTGCCCGACGCGGTATCAGTATCGGGCTTACCGCAGGCGGTCTTCGGGCAGCAATAAAGGCCGTCAGCCCGCTGGCCTCCGCCTCCTTTGTCTCTATCCGCGCACTGCAATGGGCGGACGAGTCTACTGCACAGCAGCAGGAGGCAGGGCGGGCCGTGCGCCGCGACGAGATAGCGGCATTAAACTTTGTAGCCGCGCCTTGGTCACGGTGATTTTGGAAGATAAGCTTTGGGGAACTAACATCAACCAAAGCGCATGAGGGCAACAATGCCAGTAAGGATCCCCGGAGTCAGAGGTAAAGGCGGGGCTAGTCCTGCCGACTTAATACTGGAGCACATAGAGCTTTGCAGGGAAAATGTAAAGACAATAGAAAGGATAGCAACACACCAAAAGAAAAGGGAGATGAGAAATGAGATCAACAAAAGAATACGAGCATGCAACAATTTGCTTGGCATGACATCCGGGTCTCGCCGGTTTGGGCACATCTACCGAGAAACTGATCTACAAAAAGGGGAAAAGCTGGTGTCAGAGCATGTTATACCAGTTTCTGAACTAACATCCTTGTATGAAAATGGTGTTCCTTTGGAAGAGCTTATATTCTACCCAATAGCATTGATCTCCAATGCATCAAATACTTTGCTAAATAAAAGAGGGTTGAATAGGTCGCGAAAGGATCGCTCAAAGCCATTCAGCAGATATTTAGAGGCTGGAATAAAAGTAGAGTCGCATCTTGGTCGTGAAGTGGAAACAAAAACATGGGGGATGGCCGATCATTGGGATTTGATAAATAAAACCCCAGAGTTAGCAAATATCATGGATGCAGTATATTCTCGTTCCTTATCTCACAAAAGTCACTAAAAAGTTTTCACCATAATGGGCCTCCTATCCGGTGTTCTTTTCATGCCAGGAAGAAAGCCATGATCCGCCGCCAAGCGCAGAGCCCGGCGGCGGGCGAAGTGGCTGGGTCAGGGCTGATCCAGCTTGTCAGACACTTTCTGCTTCAGGTGCTTGATCGCTTCCTCATCGGATATGTCAGGAACAGCGATATGCAGAATGCTTAGATTCTCACCTTCAGTAGAATCGGCGCCCATCCGCATCATGTACATCTCGTCCCGATCAGCCCATAGCCGAATGGAGCGATCGACATTATCGCCTTCAGCAACAGGCCCGTCCTCTGGGGTCGCATAGATGATATTGAAGCCCTCCAAATTCATCTCATCGAACTCTTCCGGTGAGACTGTTTTAGCGCCCGTGAACACGTTCATGGCATAGCCCTCGCGCTGGCAGGAACCCTAACACTAGCCGGGCGGGCAACTCCCGTCCAATAGCCACCCAAGACCACCACCCGGTGGCCTTTTTCATGCCAAGGAGAGACGCATGACCAGCCTGAACCTGTTCGGCCACGAATTGGTGGTCGATAACTTCGCCGGCGGTGGCGGTGCCAGCGAGGGCATCGAGCAGGCCCTGGGGCGGCCGGTGGATCTCGCCATCAACCATGACCCGACAGCCATCGCCGTGCATACCGCGAATCACCCGGACGCCGAGCACAGCGTCGCCGATGTGTGGGATGTCGACCCAGCGGAGGCCGTCCATGGCATGCCGGTGGGGCTTGCCTGGTTCTCTCCTGACTGCCGGCATCACTCCAAGGCCAAGGGCGGGCGCCCGGTCAGCAAGAGTGTGCGGGGCCTGGCCTGGGTAGCTGCTCGATGGGCGGCAAAGGTGAAGCCGCGGGTGATTGCACTGGAGAACGTCGAGGAATTCCTCGACTGGGGCCCGCTGATGAAGGACGCCAAGGGCCGCATCGTCCCGGACCCCGCACGCAAAGGGCAGACATTCCGGGCGTTCGTCCGCGCCCTGGGCCGCCACGGCTACCAGGTGGACTGGAAAATCCTGCGCGCCTGTGACTACGGCGCTCCGACCATCCGGCGTCGGCTTTTCCTGGTTGCTCGGCGCGACGGCCTGCCCATCGTCTGGCCCAAGCCGACGCATGCCGATCCGGCCACCCCGGCCGTTCGACGGGGCAAGCTCAAGCCCTGGACCACCGCTGCCGAGTGCATCGACTGGAGCATCCCTTGCCCCTCGATATTCGACCGGCCGCGCCCGTTGGCCGACGCCACCTTGCGGCGGATCGCCAAGGGCGTGATGCGTTTCGTAGTGGAGGCCGGAGAGCCGTTCATCGTACCCATCGCCAACTACGGCAACGGATCGGAACTGGTGAACGCAACCAGCGAGCCATTGCGCACGGTCACCGCCTGGCCGAAGGGCGGCAGCTTTGCTCTGGTGGCGCCAAGCCTGGTGCAGACCGGCTACGGGGAGCGCGCCGGACAGGCGCCGCGCACCCTCGACATACAGCGTCCGCTCGGCACCGTGGTCGCGGGTGGTCAGAAGCACGCTCTGGTCTCAGCCTTCCTAGCCAAGCACTACGGCGGCGTGGTTGGCGCCGACCTCCGCAAGCCACTGCCGACGATCACCGCGACCGACCACAATGCCCCGGTAGCCGTGAGCCTGCTGAACCTCAAGGGCAGCGAGCGCGGTGGTCGAGATCCGCGGCATCCCATACCCACTGTCTGCGCCGGCGGCACTCACGCCGCGGCGGTGGCCGCCTTCCTGGTGAAGTACTACGGGAGAGGCATCGGTCAGGAGTGCAGTGATCCGCTGCACACCATGCCCACCCGCGACCGCTTTGGCTTGGTCACCGTCACGATCGAGGGCGAGCAATACGCCATCGTCGACATCGGCATGCGCATGCTCCAGCCCCATGAACTCGCCGCCGCCCAGGGCTTCCCCGATGGCTACCAATTCGCCGAGGCAGGCGGTCGCGCTGTGCCCAAGTACCAGCAGGTGCGCCTGATCGGCAACAGCGTCTGCCCACCGCTGGCCCGCGCCATCGTCGAGGCCAACTTCACGCACGAGCGTCAATACATGCCGGCACCCAAGGAGGCTGCATGACCACATCATTCAGACCATCCCTAGCCCCGGTCCACCCACCGGGCTGCCGCGCCCGGCTCAATACGCGCTATCAGCTCGAGATGCTGCGCTGGCGACTGCCGATGCCGTTCACGATGCCGGACCTCAGCCGCTGCATTGCCAGCCGAGGCGGTCAAGCCGAGCGTCACTCGGCTGTGTTGGCCGAGGCGACGATCCGAGACTGGATCAGGAAAGGCTATATCGCGACCGCCGGCCAGATCGGCGGGCTTCCGAGCTACAGGAGGACATCATGAGCATCGATCCCGAACAACTGCTGAAGCTGGCCAAAGATCGCCACGGCCCCGCCGGCGTCACCCTGGGCTGGCCGATGGTCATCAATATCGTCGACGAGCTGCGGAGGTTGCAGTGGGAGCGCGAGGCGCTGGCGTCTCTGGCAACAGAGCGAGCCCAATTCATTCTGAACGCCGTTGAGCTTGGCTATTGCCAACTGCCGGACAGCGACACGCCGGACAGCGCGCACGACACATACGAAAGGTGCAAGCTGGCGGATAGCGAGTCCGTCGCCTGTCAGGATGCTGCTATCAGAGCAGAGGGGGCGCGATTGGCAGCAAATGCCGTCCGCGGCCTAACAGAAGTCAACCGGCATCGCGTCGCTGATTACCTGGAGAAATTCGCTGATGAGTTGCGCTGCCAATCCGAGGAGGCCCCATGCTCATCTACATCGCCATCGGCATCCCCATCGGTGTCGTGCTGACGCTGGGAGCGGAGTGGGCGCTGTTCGCAGCAGGCGCCCGGAAGATGAATAGCAGAGGGGAGGAGGAGTGATGGACGCCAAGCAGGACCATGAGCGAATGTGCGCCGCCTTCGATGAGTGGGTTAAGGACGAGAACACGCACTGGCTCAGCGAACACGATGCCGCCTACCAGGGATTCATGGCGGCATGGGAGATGCGTTCGGATGAGATGGCGGGCCTACGCGAAACCGCCCGCCTGGCAGAGCGCTTCGCCCGGGCCAAGGGTCGATACCATAGCGAGCATTCCTCGTGCGATCTCATGGAGCGCTTTGGTGTTCCGTGCGTGAGGCCGGGTGATGAGCCGGAGATGGTCAAGTGCGCTTGCGGCGATACGTACCCGCCGGACAGCTACGGCGCCGGCTTCATGGCCGCCAATGGCGGGGTCTGCGAGAACTGCGACATGATGAATGGAGGTGGCAATGGCTAGCGTGAAGCTGATCGCGAACTACGTGGCCGTGGCGCTATCTTGTGTCGCGGCCTTTTTGTTCATGGGCGGTTACGGGGTATGGGATTGGACGCTACTGATCGGTACATTTGCCGTGATGAAGTTGGCCGGATGGAGTGACTGGCCCTGGGGGCAAGGATGAGGGTGATTCAACAAGCAGCACTGAGCATAGCCGCCGCGGTCTTGGCGTGGGCGATCTTCGGGTTCATTGCTTGGCAATGGGATGCCTCTGAGTGGGCAGGATTTACAAGAGCGCTGGCGGCTGGATTCTGGATAGTCAGTACGATTCTGATTGTGAATGGGTCGAGGTGGCCATGACTGATCTGATAACTCGCGCAGCGATCTACAGCCGAGCCGCGCACCAAGCTGTGGGGCAGCGCCGCAAGTACACCGACGAGCCTTATCACCTACATCCGGCCGCGGTAGCCACGACGGTGGAAAGTGTTGGTGGAACCACGGCCATGATCGCAGCAGCTTATCTCCACGATGTCGTGGAAGACACGCATGTCACGTTCAGAGCTCTTGCGCACGAATTTGGCCCGGCGGTGGCCGACTACGTCTACGAACTGACGGATCAGTTCACCGATCCTGCCCAAGGCAACCGGGCACACCGCAAAGCAATGGAGCGCGATCGGTTGGTCCGGATCAGCCCTGAAGCTCAGACCATCAAGTTGGCCGACTTGATCGACAACACGATGAGCATTGTGGAGCGCGATCCTGACTTTGCCAGGGTCTACATGGCGGAGAAACGGGAGTTGCTGAGAGTGATGCGGGCTGGTAACGAACACTTGCTCCGGATAGCTGACGCATCCGTCGCTACCTACTACGGGAGGCGTGATGCAGAAGCCTCGGATGCGTGAGCAGCGCAGCGATACCCGATAACAGCCGCCACCAGGGCGGCATTTTTGTATCTGGAGGTAGGGATGGAGATTCCAGACGAAGCCGTGGAGCGCTTCCATACCAAGTACCGGCTGAATCCCGCGACGGGCTGTTGGGAATGGACCGATGCGCTCAGTTCGCGCGGCGGCTACGGGCGGCTCAAGGTCGGCAGGGTGGCAGTCCGGGCTCATCGGGCATCGTATCTGATCCATAAAGGCCCGATCCCCGAGGGCCTGGTGGTCTGTCACACCTGCGACAACCCGGCCTGCGTCAATCCTGACCACCTCTGGCTGGGCACCCATATGGACAACACGCAGGACATGATGACCAAGGGTCGCGGCAAGTTCCCGGGGCACAAGGGCGAGATCAACCCGCGTGCCATCCTGACGCGCCGCAAGGTCGAGAAGATCATCCAGCGAATCACGGAAGGGCAGACCAACAAGCGGATTGCCATCGAGTTTGGCGTCTCGCACGCCACGGTCAGCCTGATCCGACGCGGGAGGATATGGACCGACGTGCCACGACCCGACGATCCAGCGTTTGCCCACTACGCAGCACTCAAGGCCGCCAACAAGGCGGCCTCTTAGTTTCCGGGAGGTCGATATGGAGCTGGTACTATCACGCAAGGAGGTGAGGGAGCTGACAGGCTGCGCCCAGCGTGCCAGGCAGCGACAGCACCTCGACGCCATGGGAATCCCTTACGTGGTGAGGGCGGACGGCTGGCCGGTCATTGACCGGCAGGCCTACCATCAAGCAATGGGATGCGAGGCGGCGAACGACGCCGGACACCCGAAAGCAGTGTTGAACCTGGAGGCCTTGGACGGATGAGCAAGCTCCCCTCGCGCTGGGCGTGGAAGCATGGCGCGTACTATTACCGCCCGCGTCAGCACGAGCGGGCCGCCTTCGACAACAAAAGCTGGTTCCGCCTGGGCGAGAGTTATACTGAGGCCCTGCGCGCCTTTGCGGATCGCATGGACATTCAGACGGGCGACAAGCTGGAGGAGCTGATCGATCGCTACACGGTCGAGGTACTGCCGACGCTGAGTTATAGCGCCCAGAACAACTACCGGCAGAGCCTGAGAAGGCTGCGCCCGACCATGGGTTCGAACCCCGTGGCAGTGATCGTGCCGCGACTGGTCTACCAGTACATGGACGAGGTGCAGCGCCGTAAGTCGATGCATCTGGCGAACCAGGACTTGAAGGTGCTGAATCGCGTGCTCGATTTCGCCGTCCGGTGGGGCGTCATCGATCGCCATCCCATCAAGGGGCTGGTGAAAGCCTATGGGAAGCGAGACGGACTTCGGAAAGGGCGGGACAGATACGTTGAGGACTGGGAGCTGGCAGCGTGGCAGACTGTAGCGACGCGGCAACAGCGGGCGTTCGCGGCCATCATCCTGCTGACCGGCATCCGCAAGTCGGATTGCCTGCGGCTGATGGAGAACCATGTGGGCGAGAATACGCTGACGGTGCAGGTGGCCAAGACAGGCAATAGTATCGACTTCGTTCTGACCGACGCACTGCGTGCCGCCATCGCCGAGGCGAGATCCTGCAAACCCAAGCTGTCGCTTTACCTGCTTCCGAACCGTCGAGGCCGCTGCTATGTCAATGAAGACGGTCTGACCCAGACCTGGGACGGCAGGTGGCGGGCCACCATGGACAAGGCGCTGGAAGCGACGGATCTTGAGCATGCCTTTACGCAGCATGACCTGCGGGCGAAAGTGGGATCGGATGCCGAGAATGACGCCAGGGCGCAAGAATTGCTCGACCATACGAGCGTGGCTGTTACCCGTCAGCATTACCGGCGGAAGCGCCAAGCGATCAAGCCAGTGAAGTAG